TGCCCCCGCTGTCGTCAGCAGTGGATCACCGAGCGGATCGACAGCGCCTACCCCAACCGCAAGCGCGCCGCGTGACCCGCCGTCAGGCATCACGCCGACCCCGAAAGGCAACCCCATGACCGAGCCCTACTACTCCGACGGTCAGGTCGAGCTCTATCTCGGCGATATGCGCGAAGTCCTGCCCACGCTCGCCCTGCAGGCCGACCTGGTCGTCACCGACCCGCCGTACCAGTGCACGTCCCTCGCCTGGGACAGCTGGCCGGAAGGCTGGCCCGCCATCGCGGCCCAGACAGCCAGCAGCATGTGGTGCTTCGGCTCGATGCGGATGCTCCTCGACCGGCGCGCCGAGTTCGACGGCTGGAAGCTCTCCCAGGACGTCGTCTGGGAGAAGGCGAACGGCTCCGGATTCGCCCGCGACCGGTTCCGCCGCGTCCACGAGATCGCCACCCACTGGTACCGCGGCGACTGGCGGGACATCCACCACGACACCCCGCGGACCGCGTACAGCGGGCCCGACAAGTCGGCCCGCGGCCGAGGCTCCCGCACCCCGCACACCGGGGTCATCGGCCCGCACACCTACGTCGACAACGGGACCCGGCTCGCCCGGTCGGTGATCAAGGCGGGGGCGGTGCGCTATCAGCGGCGGCACCCGACGGAGAAGCCGGTCGAGTTGCTGGCCCCGCTGATCGAGTACGCCAGCCCTGTCGGCGGCCTGGTCGTGGATCCCTTCGCCGGTTCAGGCAGCACCCTGGACGCCGCCCGGATGCTCGGCCGCCGCGCCATAGGCGTCGAGGCCGACGAGCGGTACATCGAGGCCGCGGCCCGACGGCTCGCCGCAGCCTCACTGATCCCCACCCCGTGACGCAGACGGCTGGCCCCCTCGTCGCAACCGAGGGGGCCAGCCAGACCGATCATCCACCATCCCGAGGAGAACCCGATGCACAAGCCCATCCCGTTCTACGCCGAGGCCGGCACCAGCGGCTGCCCCCACGGTACTGACGGCGACCACCCCCGGCACGCACCCGGCGGCGAGATCTGGATCTGCCTCGACACCCCTACCGGCGACGGCTGCGACACCCACACCGACGACTACGGCTACGGCGTCATGTGGACCGACTGCCCTGAGCGGCAGGCCGAGTCGTGACCGCGCCCGCCCTCGACGAGCGCGAGCAGCGCGTCCTCGAACTGTCAGCCGCCGGGTTTACCTACGAGCACATCGCCCGCGAACTCGGCACAGGGCGGCCGTTCACGGCGAAGCTCGCTTCCCAGCTCCTGAAGAAGCTCGGCGCCCGATCGATGCCGCAGGCGGTCCTGCTCGCCTGTCGGGCCGGCCTCCTCGACGGCCGCCCTCAGCGCCACGGCGATCACGCCGGCTACGAAGCGCACCGGCGCCGCGGCGAGGACCCGAAGCTCTGCGAGGCGTGTTCGGCCGGGGAGCGGGAGCACAAGGCGGCCCTCAGGGCCCGCCAAAGGCTCTCAGCGCCCGCGTAACGCCACGGAAGCCCGCCAAGGTCCCGTTTCAGCTCCCAGCTTCTACGAGCCCCTCAGAGACCCCGTAGAGCCCCGCCACCCGAACTCGCCCCACCGGCCGTCCCTGTGGCGGCCGGCCCGGACACCACCCACGCCACCGGAAGGACCCGCCCTCATGCACGCCGAGACCAGCCCGCACCGTCCGCCCGCCGAGACCCGCCTCCCGCTGTCCGTGATCGCCGGTACCCGGCCGCCCGCCGGAGACCCGGGCTGCCAGTGCCTGCCCGCCACCCCGACCGTGGACGCCGCACACTGCGACAACTGCGCCGCCGAGGGGGACGACGAGGCCAGCCTCATCCCCCCGTCCGAACGGCGCGCCCAGCTCCTGGGAGAGATCAGCGTGACGGTCGAGAACCAGCTCCGCGCCATGGGCCACGCAGCCGCCGCAGACGAGATCCTCGGCATCATGCGCGAGCTGGCCAACGACGGGAGCGGCCGATGAGCGGCCAGCCCCCACCCTGCGCCTACCAGCCTGCCGCCTGCGGATTCGACGACGAGCCAGGCACCTGCCCCTGCTTCGACGCCGACATGACCCCGCCCGAGCTGTGGGACGAACCGGCGCCGCGCACCGTCACCGACGTACCGATCAAGATCGGAGGCATTTTGTGACCGACCAGCCAGACCGCCGTGATCTCGCCCGTGCCGCCTTCGACGCGGAACTCCAGGTCACCGGCTACTCGCTGCCCCGCTACGCCCGCCAGCAAATCGCCGATGCCATCCTCACCGCCACGCTGGCCGCCGTCGCCGAAGAGCTCCGCGGCCAAGCCAACCACCACGACACCTGCGGCGAACTGTCCAAATACCCCGAGACCGCAGCCGGCCACCACAACCTCGCAGCCGGATTCCTCGCCGCCGCAGCCCACGTCCACAGCATGAACCGACAGTCGAAGGGAACCCCCGATGACTGACCTGCACGGCTGGATCCGCCAGAAGATCGACGAGCGGGAAGCCCTTGCCCGGCAAGCCGCTGCGAACGGCGCGGACTGGACCGTCGACCTTCCCATGCGGGCGATCCGAACCGCAGGCGACTTCGCGGTCGCCACCACCTCCGGCACGTGGGCCTGGCACATCGCCGCCAACGATCCGGCCGTGGTCCTCCGTCGCTGCGCCGCCGACCGGAAGATCCTCGAAATCCACCGCTACAAGGGCGGCAGTTGGGAGCCCTACGCCTGCGACGGATGCGGAGCCGACGACGTGGGCGCGCTCGTCGACCACGCCAACGACTGCCCGACCCTGGTCGCCCTCGCCGAGGGATACGGCATCACCGCCGACGAGCTCGCCCAGCTCGACCGACCCCAGCCTGACCGGCCGGTGAACCTCTACAAGTCCTACGCCGACCAGGTCGACGCGTATTGCCGCCGCCTCGACGACCTCCTGCGGCCGACCAACCCCACCTCCGCCGTCCCCGCCGCACTCCGCGGACCCAACTGGAAGGGCCGGCCGTGAACATCCACCGCGATCACGACCTCGTCGTCGCCGTATGGCGCACCGTCCACGCCGGCGACTGGATCTGGGAATGTCCCGGCGAACACTGCCAGCAGTCCAGCGGCCGCGCCGCCACCCACGCCGAGGCCATGAACGCCGCATGCCGGCACCTCGCCGACCAGTTCAACGCCCACCACCAGGTCGACTTCGCCACCGAAGGCGGCGGCGGTTGCGACGGCCGTGCCACATGCCGCTGCGGCACTGAACGCTCCGGTCACCCCGAAACCAACGCCGCCGAGAACGACCTCGAATGGCACATCACCTGGGCCGCGGAGAGCATCCCCGCCGCGTACCGCAAGCACGCCTGACCCACCCCGTACCGCCCGCACGAGGAGCACGCCGTGAACGACGCCACCAGCACCTGCGCGATCTGCCGAAACCCGTCCAGCACCCGCGTTCACCCCGGCTGCGAGGAACGCCTCGACGGCAACCTCGGCGCCCTCCCCGGCCTGTACCGGGAACTCGAAGAGCACCTCGCCCCCAGCCGCCGTGGCGAAAGCGGACGCTCCGGCAGCCGCACCGCACCCCTGCCGGTCAACGAACGAGTCCTCGACCTCCGGGCCCGCGGCGGCATCGAAGGCGTCGTCACCACCTGGGAACGCGACGCCCGGGAAACCCTCGGCTGGGAGCCGGCACCGTTCCGCGGCGACGTACAGCAGACCATCGATGGCGCCGTCACCTTCCTCCGCCTGCAGGTCTCCTGGTTCTGCGACGCCCACGATGCCGTCTTCGAACTCGCCCAGGACATACGCCGGGTCCGCTCCGAATGCGAGGCGATCATCGGCGGCGACAAGCCGCCCCGCCGGATCCCCGTCACCTGCCCGTGCGGAACCGTCCTCCGCATCACCCTCGACACCCCCGGCGCCCGCTGCCCCGGATGCGAAGCCCAGTACGGGCATGCAGAGGTACTGCGGCTGCCCATGGCGGAGAGGTCCGCGGCATGACGAAGCCCCCACCGCTACGGCGGTGGGGGCTTCGTGCGTCCGGGGTCAGGCGGCGTCGGAGAGTTGGAGCTGAAGAGCTGCCAGGAGATCGGCGAGTTGGTTTGCGGTCATCGACTCACGCAGGATCGCAGCCGCCTCCTCCGCGCGCCCAACAGGAATGTGCGCAGTCCTGTCTTCGGCGGGGAGAACTATGTACCCCTTGGCGCGACGCTCAATGACGTATCCGTCGGTGACTAGATCGAGTAGTGCCCGCTGTACGGCTGCCCCAGTGACCCCAAACTGCTCCTTGAGATGCGCCTGTTTGGGCAGGGCGGTCCCGACGGGAAGCGCACCCGAGTCGATCTGGTTGCGGAGGTAGACGTTTAATCCGCCGGCTTGGGGAGCTTGCCCCGCACCTCCGACCGCGTCGATCTTCGTTCGCTTCCGGGCACGAACCGCCACTGCCGCGTGCACTGAATGATCGGCATGGAGATTGTGGCGCGCGTTGAACCTGGGCCGCTCCGTCTTGATCGCAGCTTTCTCTGCCTGCTCGGCCTCATTGCGGGTGTCGAACCAGACCAGCGTGCGCCGCACCTGAAGGGGATACCAGGTGTCCGCCGCATCCCGTGCGTGCTGCCCTTGGCGGGAGTCGGGGATGTATGCGATACCGACGTACAGCAGCACGTCATCGGCGTCGAAGAACCTGTAGAGAGCGGTTCGGCCCTGGTGAGTCACTGAGCAGCCCCGTCCTCGGCGAGAACCCCGGCCAGGTATTCCTGCACAGGCCCGAAGAGCCCCCACGGCACGTAGGTCGGGATCTCTTCCAGACGAATCCAGGCGACCTCGGCCAGCTCCTCCTCGTCGGCGACTCGGGCCTCCCCGCCGACGACCTCGCACGCCACGTAGGACATGTGTCGGCCGGTCTGCGGGTGCACCCGCTCACCCAGGGGCTTGATCGCCTTCACCTCCAGGTCGACCTCCTCGGAGGTCTCCCGCACCGCGGCCTGCTCCGGCGTCTCGCCATCCTCGATGCCGCCGCCCGGGAACGCCCAGAGCAGCCTTCCCTCCCGCTCCCGCCGCCTGATCATCAGGACACGTCCAGCGTCCGTAATGATCGCCGTCGAGATTCCCTGCTCGGTCGTCGTCTCGGTCATGCCAGCGCCTCCAGAACGGGCGGATAGATGTGCTGCTCGGGAATGAAGCGGGTCAGTTCGGCGCGCGGGATCCACGCGACATCACTGTTCTCATTGGGATCGCGGTTCTCTGCCTCGCCCATTAGGTACTCGGCGAGGTGGTACTCGATGAGCACCCCCGTCTTCGGGTGGATTCGCTCACCGAGGTGCCGCCGGATTGCACACCGCACGCCGGTCTCGGCGCGGGTTTCCTCGACGGCGACTACGGACGCCGTTCGTCCCGGCTTCACGGTGCCGGCCGGGAACTGCCAACTGAGCGAGTCGTCACCTCTTCGGCAGACAAGGAGGACGTCCAGCCCGCGCATTACGACGGCCACGGCCACCCGGAATGTCTGCGCTTGAGGTTCAGCTGCAGGCGGTCGAGCGAGGAGTCGGAATCGGTGGCGGTCGCTTTCGTCGGCCCTCTTGTAGGCGAGGTCAAGAAGGCGCTGCATGTCTGAGCGTGGCCGACCCTCCTGGTCGGCGTGCCACTTGCCTACCGTGCGAACTGAGACCTCCACGTACTCGGCGAATTCCTCTTGTGTCATGCGGAGTGCCTCCTGAAGGAGGCATGCCCGCCGACCGTCCCATGAGTCGATCACATCCACTGTCGGGCCCCAGAAGCGTCGCTGGCGGGGAGTTGCTGACAACGTGCTGACCCAATGCCGACAGCGCGCCGACGTGGGCGGAAGAGTGCTGGAGTGTGCTGACGCCGCTCATGGATTGGCCGGCCCCTGAGGGCTTGACTCGAAGCCATGAACAGTTACTTCGCTGGCGAGCCACTGCTCGGGTCCGACCAAGGTCCGACCTCGGGGCGCTCGGGCTGCTTGGCGCCGGGCTCCCTCATGTACCACCGCATGAGATCGCGGATCACCCGGCTACGCGGGGGGCGCCCTGCCTCGCCGTGAACTGAGCGCGTCGCCTTGTCGAAGCGATCCCACTCGCTCTTCGTCATGCGGATCTTCGCAGTGAAGTCCTCGTCAGTCTCAGCACTCATATCAAGAGGTTAGTGCTTCGTGGCTACGACCTGCAAGATTCCAGCCATCTGGGTTGTGGCTACAAAAAGTCTCCGCATCGGCTTGCTTCGTAGCCACAAACACCCTAGCTTTGTGGCTACAAGGCGACTTCGGAAACGAAGCAGCCCCGCCCGGTGCGTCAACACCAGACGGGGCCTTGGCCGCGCCCCCTTCATCACAAGGGAGTACAACCATGAGCACCACTGTATCCGCTTTCACCAGCGGCTCTAGCGTTCCCCGCTCCATCATTGCCCAGCCCGCCCTTCGCCTGCTGCCGGGACAGCGGCCGAGCCTCGACTACGTCCTCGACGCCCCGCTCGCCGACATGCTGTCCGAGCTGCATGTCGAGGTCATCACCTCCGAGATCACCGACGCTGAGTTCTTCGGCTGCGTGGTGGTCCGCGGGTCTCGGATCGTCGTGATGCTGTCGCCGAACCTCAGCGAGTACGAGACGGACTTCTTCACCCGCTACCTGACGGCGCAGGCGTACAAGCTGGAAATGACTCCGCTGCCGACGCCGTTCGAGGTCGAGCTCAGCTCGATGCTGGAAGGGGTGCCCGCATGAGCGCCTCCGCCCCGCAGGCCACCACCCAGCCCACGCCGGCCCGGCGTTTGATCGCCGCGCCCAGCTCCGACCCGTCGATGGACGAGGCTCTGGCCCGCGTCCGCCGGATCGAGGCCCTCGACAAGGCCGCGCGCGCCGCCGCTTCCTACGTCCGACGCCAGCCGAGCGCCGCCTGATGGCCGCCTCCGCCCAGTCGGGCCACAGCATCATCGACCAGCCGGCAACCCCCGCAGCGTGCGCCCAGGATTTCCGGCCGCCGGCTCAGGCCGTGCAGGCCGCCGCCGACGCCCGCAACCAGATCGGCCAGCTCGGCACCGGCCAGCAGCACACCCACCGCAGCTAGCCCATCCCACCCCTCCCACCTGACCACCGAGGAGCACCCATGTTCGGCAGGAAGAGCAAGCCCACCCCCGCCTCTGCTATCCCGTCCCACCCGGACGACAAGATCTACCGCCTCAAGTCCACCGGCGTACTCGTCACCATCCTCTGCCGCTACCCCGATGGGGGCATCAAGGTCGCCCTCGTGGACGAGCCGTACCCGTGCGAGGACATCGTCAGCGCCGACGACATCCGCCCCGCCTGAAACGACAGTTCAGCCCCCACCCGCCTGACCACCGGAAGGACCACCGTCATGACCCACCTGACCCTGATCCAGGCCGAAACCGAGGAAGCCTGGTACGAACGCGACAACCTGCAGACCCTTAAGGCGAAGGCTGCCGAGCTCGAAGCCCGCATCGAGGTCATCGAGTTCAAGCAGACCGTCTTCGACCCGCCCCAGGCCGCCTGATGGACGTCTCCGGCTACCAGTTATCGACCCGGTACGCGTCGCTACTGGCCCGCGTCAATGAGATCGCCGACCAGGCCGCCCGACTGGTCGAGCAGCGGATGCGGGAACGAATGGTGCCCACGCGCATCATCGTCGCTGCGGAGAGGCACTGCCCCGAGGCGGTGATCCGAGTGCAGCAGCAGGTCCTGGGAGTCGCCAGCCTGCCCCTGCGCGCCGAGCGAGTCGACTACCTCGGGATCACGACCCTCGCTCGCGACGGTGCAGTCATCGTCCTCAACGCCAACCCTCTGGCCGGCGACACCCGCATGACCGACGAGACCGTCGTGCACGAGCTCGTGCACGCCGTCCAGTTCAGCCGGCCGGGATCGCGAGAGCTGGCGATGAAGGGCCTGCGCAACAACTACGGCGTCGAGAAGCTCACGCTGACGCGGGCCTGGAAGACCAACCGCGGCATCGACAAGGACGAGCGCGAGGCCGCAGCCCTGGAGTACCTCGCCCGTGAGATCCGCTGACCGGTAGCCCTCGCCGCCCGTCCCGCACGGGCGGCCTGGAGATCCGTCAGCACCGCCCACCCCACCCCGCCACATGAGGAGCTTCGCCATGCCCTGGGTTCTGACCGTCACCAGCCAGATCGGCGCCAAGGTCAACATCGTCACCGGTGCGCCGACCGACAGCGCCACCGTCTACGACGAGGCCGACCTGCACCGACGCATCGCCGCTGCCAAGGACGACCCGCGCCAGCTCAGCATCCACGTCCAGCACGTCACCGGACCGGAGGCCTGACATGAGCGTCGACATCTCCCACGGCTCCACCCAGTGGGGCACCGAAACCCTCTCCTACAGCGCGTTCGCCAACATGGGCCGCCACCTCGCCCACGTCCTCCCGGACAGCGACTGGCGTGCGATCCGATTCCTGTTCGACCCCAAGTCCGACATCGTCGGACTGGTCAGCCCCCAGCAGGCCGGAGCCATCGCCGACGTCTTCGCCAAGGCCGCCCAGCACCCGAAGATGCCCCACGACTGGGCGAACACCGTCCGCCGGTGGGCTGCCGCCGGCTACCGCGCCCACGCGGCCGGCGAACCGTGGAGCTGGTCATGAGCGCCGCGATCGCCGCGACGACCAGGGCCCGCAGCCTCCTCGCTTTCATCGGGGTGCTGTCGATCCTCGGCCTCAACTGGACGGCCACCACCCGCATCGTCGTCGGTCTCGCCCTCGCCGTAGCCATCGCCCTGGAGATCAGCGGCGACGGCCACCGCATCTGGCCCCGCCACCTTCGCCCCACCCGCTACGACAAAGCCGCCTAACCCCACCCGACAGAGAGGAACAAGACCGTGACCAGCGACCACCGTTCCTGGCAGGAACGCGACGCGGAAGCCGAGCTGATCCGGGTCAAGACAGCGAACGTGGCCGCCAGCGCGGACGCGGACCGGCGCCGCCGGGAGGCCCTCGACGCCCCGAAGATTGAAGCCGCCCTGGCCAGGGCCGCGGAGATCCGGCGAGAGGCCGCCGCGAAGGCCGAGGCTGAGGAGAAGGCCAAGGCCGAAGAGAAGGAAGCCGCCGCTAAGGCCCGCGCCGAAGCGCTCGCCGCCGCGAAGGCTGAAGCCGAACGCCAGGCCGAGATCGCCCGCCGTGACGCACGGGCCGCCAAGGCAGTGAACATCGCCGTGGTCGCCGCCCTGCTCGTGGCCCTGCCGCTGCAGCTCCGCACCTTCTGGAACCCCGACCGCTGGTGGGAAGTCGCCGTACCGTTCGTCCTCGAAGGCCTCGCCTGGGTGTTCATCCGCCTCGCCGAAGCTGCCATCCCCGCCCGCCGCATGGTGTGGCACTACATCGTCGGAGTGTTCGCCTGCTCCGCGTTCGCCGCGACGGTGAACGCCCTGGACGGGTTCATGCACGACGACATCGGCCCGATCTTCGGCATCGTCGGCGGCGTCTGCTCCATCGCCGGCCCCGGAATCAAGGTCGTGCACGAGTTCGCCGCCCGAGCCAAGGCCGGCAAGGCGACCTGGACGGAGAAGAAGATCGCCGAGGCCAACGCCGCCCAAGCGGCGGCCGAGGCTGAGGTCCGTAAGGCCGAGCTGGCCGCCCAGACCGAAGCTAAGCGCCGTGAGGCCGACGCCCGCCAGAAGGCCGAAGCGGACAAGCGCGCCGCCCACGAAGCGAAGGTCGCCGCAGACAAGGCCGCCGCCGAGGCCGCCCTTGCCGCCCAGGACGAGCAGCGCAAGAACCTCTACCCAGGAGCCTGGCAGCAGTATGAGCTGATCCTCGCCGCCAACCCGCTCGGGTCCATCAGCCGGGACCGCGCCTGGGACGAGGCCCGCCGAGCCGCCGATCACCCGGACGTCTGGGACCACTACCGGGTCTTGGTCCTGAACACCGTCAACGTCAAGGCGGCCGACCTGTGGGCCGACGCCTGGGCGACAGTGAAAGGGCTCCCCGTCGGTCAGACGATCGAGTCTCTGGCCGCAAAGCTGGCGGCTCGGGAGTACGTGAACCAGACCTTGGCCGAGCACATGGACGCCGCCGGATACCTGGCCGTGGAGGAACTCCTGGCGGGGATCTTCGGGGGTGGCGGCGGCGACGGCGGAACCCCCGCGAAGGGGGGGCCGAAGAAGCCTCGCGGCGGTCCATCCGAGGGCGCTGCAGGCCTTGTGAGCATTGGGCAGGAGGGGGATACGGCCCCGCGCTACAAGGACGTCGTAGAGCCCCTCTCTGAGGCCGACCTGAAGGCCGCCCGCGAGCTCCACGACGCCGACCCGGACGGCTTCTCCACCCCGGCAGTCCAGAAGCTGCTCGGTCGCTCCAGCCGCTACTCGAAGCGCGTTCGAGACGCCATCACGAACCCGAAGGAGGTAGACCAGTGAGCACCGCCCCCGAGTACCCGCGGCTGCAGCTCGTCAAAGAACAGCCGGCCCCCCTCGAGGGCGTCGTCATCGAGAAGGCCAGCCGACCCGCATGGCTGGAGGCCGCAGTCGATCACGTCAAGGCGAACAGCGGCTACGCCCCGCTCGTCGGCCGCGGCTACCGGCGGCTCGGAGCCCACTGGCTCGACCGCTACCACGACGACTACCCCGCGATGATCGAGACCGCCCGGCGCGAACTCCGCGAAGCGCCCGCCGCGAAGCAGCGCGAACTCAAGACCCTCGTCCGCGAGCAGCGGGCCGAATACCGGCGCCACAGACTCCTCCACGCCGGAGTCACCGGCGCCTGGACCTTCGCAGGCGGAGCCGGCATCGCAGCCGGCACCCTCACCGGCGGTCTCTGGGTCGACCTCGCCGCCGGGCTCGGCGCCTACCTCTACGGCATCTGGCAGGGAGCCGGCGACGACCCGCAGCCCCCTACGATCACCACCCCCGGACCGGTCGTCCCGATCCTCGGCGGGCCGACTGGCCCCGCCGATGACGAACCCGAACTCCGACTCGCCCTCGCCCAGCTCGGCTTCCCCAACGTCACCATCATCGACAACCCGCCCACGAACCCGGACGGCACCCGCACCATCACCTTCGACCTCGGCGGCACCGGCACCGTGACTGACCTCCGCAAGAAGACCGAGGGTCTCGCCGCCGCCCTCGGCCGCGACCTCACCATGGTCGACATCGACAAAGTGCCCGGGAACGCCGGTCGAGCCAGCCTCTGGACCGCCAGCGCAGACCCCTTCGAAACGCCGCGGCCGTCCCCGTTGCTCGCCCAGCGCGGAGCCATCGACTCCTGGCGTTACGGCGTCCCCGTCGCCTACGGCAAGCGCGGCAACACGATCAACCTGCCGCTCCTCAACCAGAACTTCGTCATCGCAGGGAAGACCAGGTCAGGCAAGGGAGTCGGCGCCTCCAACCTCGCTGTCGGCACGGCCATGGACCCGTGGGTCAACCTCCGAATCGTCGCCGGAAAGGAGAACGGCGAGTGGGACGCCTACGCCAAGGCGGGCGTCGCCGCGACCTACTTCAAGCCCAACCCCGAACGACTCCTCGCCCTCCTGCAGGCGCTGCTTGCCGACAAGAAGCGCCGGGAGCGAGAGCTCGGCAAGCTCGGCAAGTCCAAGCTCATCCACGACCTTCGCCCGCAGATCGGCGGAGTCGAACTGCTGATCATCGACGAGCTTGCGACGTACACCCGGCCCGGGAAGCCGCTGCGCGACGAGATCCTCGAAGCCCTCATCGAGTACTCCGCCGTTGCCGCAGCAGCAGGAGAGCTCTGCGCCCTCATCACGCAGTACCCCGAGGTCGACGTCGTCCCGCAGGCCCTGAGCATGAACTGCGGCGGCAAATGGGCCATGCTCGTCGAGAACGCCACCCAGTCCAACGCCATCCTCGGAGCCGGTCAGGCCGGCGCCGGACGGGACGCCTCGAAGTTCGACCCACCCCGGCCGGGACTGGGCTGGCTGGTCAACCCGTTCGCCGGGATCACCGACCTGGCCCGCTCCTTCGACCTGGACGAAGACGAGCGCGGCGAGATCAGCCTGCTGATGCAGCGGGCAGCGGAGCAGCGGAGCATGCTCGGCCGTCTGTCCGGCCAGTGGGACGACCCGATCGAGAAGCACCTGCTGAACGCGACCGGCCTGTCCTCGGCCGCCGGCGGTCCGAAGAACGACGGCGTGCCCGGCCGTTCCGTCACGCAGCTGACGGGTGAGCAGCGGCTCCAGCTCGACGCCCTGCGTGGGGCGCTGGCCGCCATGGACCAGCTCGGCCGGGATGTCGCCACCCTCGACGAGATGACGGAAATCATCGGGGGCGGCATGACCCGGGACCGGCTGAGCGAGCTGTTGCGCGCTGGAGGGGCGGGCGGCGCCGACAAGGTGAAGATCGACGACAAGTGGACCCGCGGCGGCTACCAGCGGGCCGACATCGCGGATGCCGAGAGGTTCCTGAGCGGATCCTGACCCCGGAAACCGGACCGTTTTGCCCGGAACGCCCCCCGGAAAGAGGGCGGAAACCCCCCGGAAAGCACCCGGAACGTTGCCGGGCCAGCCCTAGGCGTTCCGCTGCCATTCCGGGGGACATACCACCGCAAACCGCATGCATGCCGGGCCGATTCCGGCCCGCAAACCACCACAAACCGCATTGGAGCTCACCATGGGCAAGATCTGGAGCATCCAGACTCCGGGAGACGTCAAGGCCCTCGAGCGCTGGGCCCGGCCAGGCAAATCCGTCTGGGTCATCCGCGAGCAGGCACCCGGCTCCCCGTTCGGGCCATGGACCTGCGATCAGCGCCTCTGTACCGGCTACGGCTTCTTCGGCAAGCCCTCCTTCGAGGGCGACTCCGCAAAGAGCCTCCTCCGCTGGTACGGCGAGCTCCACGAAGTCCCGCCCTCCCGCACGTAGACCCCACCGCGCAACCCACCCCAGACCCGCCATCAAAGGAGAACGTCATGAGCAAGGACTACCGCGGCAAGAGCGGCGCACGGCAGCTGGAGCGCGACGCCCGAGAAGGAATGATCGTCTACTACGTCACCGGGCACGCCACCAACCTCGCCGCCCAGTTCGAAGCCCAGACCTGGTCCGCCCTGATCTGCACCCACTACTCCCGAATGTGGCAGGCCTGGATGTTCGGCCACTACTCCGTACACGCCGGACGCCCGCTTGAAAAGAAGGGCAGCATCCAGGCCGCGAACGTCGTCCTCCAGCTCGGCAGCACGTACTGCAGCACCACCCCGCCCCTCGGCCTCCGTGAACTCGCCTCACCCGAACGCGGATGCGGCCTCCGGCCCGAGATCACTGGCGACATGTACGACTTCGAGGGCGCCACCAGCTTCGGCCACTGGAACGACCCGAACATGGCCCGCAAGGTCGACGAGCACTCCGGATGGGGGCGCGGCCGCCGATGATCGCCACCCGCACGGCCGCCGCGACCCGCGCGGCGGCCCCGGCCCTCACCCTCGACGAGCGGCTCACCCTGAGCAGCCTGGCCATGGATGAGCGGCTCGCCGGTGCCCACGGCGGCATGGCTATCCGCACCGCTGGCATCGACACCGAGGCGCCCGAAATCCTGGCCGCACCCATGCCAGCCGCCGCCCCGAAGCCGGCCACGGTCGAGGGGGTCTTCGCCGAGGCGGCCCGCCTGATCTCCGTCCACGGCTGGATCCAGGGCTACGTTGGCCACGCAGACGTCGGCTACTGCCTCATTGGCGCCATCCGGAAAGCAGCTGGCGGCGAAGGGCCACTCGCCGACCAGGCATGCGACGCCATCTGGGACCGGATCCGGCGAGAAGCACCCGACGCCCTCTCGGCCGGCGCCTGGAACGACGCCCAGTCTGGACCAGCGCCCGTGATCCGAATGCTCGGCTGACTGCCGCTCACCGACAGACCCAGCCCCAACATTCACCACCCAACCACCGCACCCAACATAGACTGGCCCAGCCGCCACGGAAGGATTCCTCATGCGCCCCGCACGGTTCCACCAGTTCGCAATCGACACCCTGCCCAAGGCCCCCGACGTGCAGGCAGTCGAAGACGGTGGAGAGAGCGGCCGGCCCTACAGCCTGCACGTCACATTCACCAACGGCTCCCAGGTATGGATCGGCGTCACCGGCACACTCGCCCCCGGCGACAAGTACGACATCGAGGAGCAGCCCGTCCACGGCGACGCACCATCCGAAATCCCGTACCCACCACTGTTCGACAGCGGCAACGTCACTCCCGCCACCGCCCAGGCATACCTCGCCGCCGCCACCACCAATACCGGCAACACGGAGATCCTCGCCGCCGAGCCGTACAACGACGACGACGTCCAGAACCCCGGCTTCGGGGTCACCTTCCACAACGGCGCGAAGATCTGGTGCCTGTTCACGCACACCGCCCGAGCCGGACAAGCTCGCGGCAATCGCGCCTACGACCTCCAAGGCTCGTTCTAGCCCTAGCCGACCCCAACTACCCGCAGGACACTGCCCTCGCCAACCCGAGCGAGGAGGCAGCACATGCCCTGTGTCCCCGGAAACCGCTTCGACCCAGGCCAATGCAACGGCGGCTGCTCAGTATGCGGCGCTATCGTCGGCGCCGAACCCGGACAGCCCGCCGCCATGCACCAACGAGCAGGCGGCCTCGAAACCTGCCCGGGCAGCGGACAACCAGCCGTCTGACCTACCGCTCCACCGACAGGCCCTCGCCGACCGCGGGGGCCTTCGTCATGGGCACCGCGCGAGCCAGCCAGCCGTGACCGTGCCGGTCCGTCGGCAGCATCGTCACCACCGCGCCCCGCTCCCGGCACAGCCAGTCCAGCTCCCGTCGGCACTCGGCCTCCGTCGCACACCGCACCATGAACGAGACCCTCATGGCGGCAGTCTGCCGGATCGGTGATCCCTTGACCGACCGAACCGGCATATGTCACAGTGCCCTCAGCGAGCACACGTATGCCCGCCGCCGCTTCCAGCCCCCAGCCTCGCCGGGGGCTTTTCGCATTCCAGGGGGTGGGCATGGAACTCCATCAACTGTTCCCCGACGACCTCGTCTTCGAGAGCGAAGCAACCGAAGCGACCGGTGTCCCCGGAACCGTGATCCGCCAATGGGCGCGCCGGGGCAAGATCCGGCGATTCACCGGGCGGACCAGCGAGTACGCCGGCAACGGCCGTGAGCACACCACCATGTACGCCCTCCCCGAGATCCGCGAACGGGCCGCCACCTACCGGCCCATGCCGCAGCGGAAGCCCAAGGCCGCCTGACGAGGGGAGGCCGCCATGCGCCGCCACCGTCTCATCTGGCTCCTCCTCGCCGCACTGATCGCCACGGCCGCCTGCACCCCCACCGCGGCCGCCGCGACCCCGCCGACGATCCGCGTCATGCCGCTCGGGGATTCGATCACCGCCGGCCTCGGCTCCACCTCCGGCGCCGGATACCGGCTCCCGCTGTGGAACCGGGTCGCAGGCCAGTCCCGGTACCGGGTCGACTACGTCGGCTCTCAGCACGACGGCGCCATCCCCGACCCGGACCACGAGGGGCATCGCGGCTGGCAGATCGCGCAGATCCGGGCCGAGATCGACAGCTGGCTGGCCGCCTCCCAGCCCCGCTACGTGATCCTGCACATCGGGATCAATGACCTCGCCTGGGGCGCAGACCCCGCCGTCGCAGCCGGCCAGTTCGCCGACCTCGTCGCACGGATCTACGCAGACCGGCCCGGCGTCATCATCATCGTCATGGGGTTGATCCCGACCAGTGCCGGGATACAGGCCCAGGTTGCCGCCTACAACGCCAAGATCCGCACCACCCCCGGGCCCCACTACGTGGACGCGCCCGCCCTCACCAGCAGTGAGATGGTCGACGAGCTCCACCCCAACGACCAGGGCTACCAGCGGATCGGCGACGTGATCTACACCGAACTCAACCGGCTGGAGATCGCGAGGCAGAGGGCCGGCAGTCAGCCGCCCGCCACACGGATCCCACGCGGATAGACCACGAGGAGGTGGCCATGTCGTTCCCCGCTGGCGCCTCCACGATCACGATTGTCGGAACCTTCCCAGTCTCTGTCGGTGGCGGCACGCGTGCCGGTCGCGTGGTCTTCACCCCGACCGCGGTCCTCGTTGACTCCACCCAGCATGCGATCTACAGCGGCGGCGGGCCCGTCGCGATCGCCAACGGGACCATGACGGCCACCCTGCTCTGCAACGACGACCCCGACATCAAGCCCACCGGCTGGCGCTGGCACGTCGAGGAACAGCCGGCTGGCGGCGTCTGGCGGGACTACTACATCGACCTGCCCTCCACCCTCGGGGCAACCGTCCACCTCGACCAGGTCGCCGAAGTCCCGGCGCCTGACGGAGGCGAAGGGGGCGCCGTTGGACCTCAGGGGCCGGCCGGCCCTGCCGGACCCCAGGGTGCTACGGGCGCCACTGGAGCAACAGGCCCCCAGGGCCCGGCTGGACCGACGGGGGCAACTGGCCCGGCGGGTGCCGATGGAGCGACCGGCGCGGCAGGCCCGCAAGGGCCCAAGGGGGATACCGGCGATACGGGCCCCGCTGGGCCGGCGGGCGCGACAGGTCCGCAAGGGCCCGCAGGTGCAGACGGAGCCACGGGAGCTACAGGCCCCCAGGGTCCCACCGGAGCAACCGGACCGCAGGGAGACGCTGGCCCCGCAGGAGCGACAGGGGCCACCGGAGCGACGGGCGCAACAGGGCCCACTGGGGCAACGGGCGCGCAGGGCCTCCAGGGCGTCCCCGGTGTGGACGCGTCCGGGAATCGCACCAGCGAGGTCCGCATCACCGACGGAGCCGTCCAGGATCTGGCCAGTGCCGCCGCCTGGACGATCGCCACAACCAGCGTTGGCACCCAGCTCAAATGCTCCATCCCCGCCGAGGTGGGCGACCGAATCCGCGTCGATATCGGCATGCTGTACTCCGGTACCCGCTACCTCGACGCCGTCCTCCTGGATTCGGCCGGCGCCATCAACCTCTACGCAGGCACCCTCACCACCAGCCCGCTCGCCGAAGGCAACCCCGAGCTGTACCCGTCGACCTCGTTCGGCAAAGCATCCTCGGGGATTGTCTTCACTGTCGCGGCCGGACATCTCTCCGGCGGGCAGGCGACCATCGCCCTCGCCAACCAGGGCACGGGCGCCGGCAGGGTCTACGCCTTCTCCGGCTACCCCTTCCGCCTCGGCCTGACCAACATTGGGCCGGCAATCGCCCCTTCCGGCATAAGCGTCGCCCAGACCAGCACGCCCACGTCCGGCTACATCAAGTACGCGCCCGCCGGAGTCGCGCTGTCCGGCAGTGACGTCACCGGCCCGTTCAGCTACCTCGGCGCCGGAGGCTTCCAGATCGGCGTCGGCACCCCCGATTCAACCTACGTCCTGCCGACGACGAGGTATCCCAACACCCGGGGCACGCTCAGCTCCAGCCAGTCGATCTACAGCATCGAGTTCGGAACGGACGCGACCGCCTTCCAGCTGCGCTTCAACTGGCAGACCGGCGGATGCATCCGGATCACGGTCGACGGTCGCCGCATGACCGACCTCATGCAGTCCCTGGGTGGCATCACCCTCGGCAGCAGCCACTTGATGACCGTCAGCCTGGGCGCCGCCCAGCCGCGAACGATCCGCCTCGACTTCAGCGTCGCCCCATACGGCGGGATTTTCCTCCCGCCAGGGGCCTCGATGTGGAAGCCAGCGACGCCGAGCAAGCGAATCATGATCCTCGGGGACAGCATCTCCGGTGGCAGCAGCATGAACACTGCTGGTGGCGCCGGAACTTGGTTCCCGCGGGCCGCCCGCCTCCTCGGGTACAGCGACATCTGGAACGAGTCCCTGGGAGGCACCGGCTACATCACGGCCGGCTCCTTCGCCACCCTCGGCACCCGGGCCCCGATCGACGTCATACCGAACGCCCCCGACACGCTGATCATCTCGGCCGGCTACAACGACAACGGTGGCAGCCAACCGTCCATCAGTTCGGCAGCAGCCGGCCTGTACAGCGCCATCAAGGCCGGCCTGCCCAACGCCGCGATCTACGTGATCGGCTGCTGGTCACCCAGCGGCTCCCCCGCCACGTCGATCACCAACACCGACAACACAATCAAGGCGGCCGCAGCTGCGGCCAACCTGCCGTTCATCTCGCCCCTCACCGGCGGCATCTACAACTCGGCAGGCACGCTCATCGCCACCCACGGGGCGTGGATCACCGGCACCGGCCGGGTCGGCGCAACCACCGGATCCGGCAACGCCGACACGTACATCGGTACCGACGCCGTCCACCCCACGGACGCCGGCCACAAGTACCTAGGCGACCGGGTCACCGCGGCAATCCAGGAACTCCAGAACGCATAGGAGGTGGCCGTGGACGACCTCCTCATGATCGTGCCCACGCGCGGCAGGCCGGACAGCGTCCCAGCCATCATGGACTGCTGGCGGCAGACCGGCGCCACCGCCGACATCCTGTTCGCCGTCGATGACGACGACCCCATGCTGCCCGGCTACCGCGAGCACATGGAAACCCTCAATGACCCGCACATCCGCTGGCGGACCGGGCCTCGCCTGCGGATGTGCGGCACCCTCAACGCCGCCGCCGTCGAGATGGCGCCGCACTACCGGTTCCTCGCCTTCATGGGCGACGACCACCGTCCTCGCACGCCCGGCTGGGATGAGCGCTTCCGGATCTGCATGTCCGCCGGCCCAGGCATCGTCTACGGCAACGACCTGCTGCAGGGCGAGATCATGGCCACCGCCGTAGCGATGACCTCGGACATCGTCACCACGCTCGGCTACATGGCACCGCCCGCCCTCATCCACCTCTGCCTCGACCTGGTCTGGATGGACTGGGGCCGTGGCATGGGCCGCATCACCTACCTCGGCGACGTGATCCTCGAACACATGCACCCGGCCAACGGCAAGGCAGACATCGACGCCGGCTACATCGAGTGCAACAGCTCGGCCGTGTCCACCGCTGACGCCACCACCTACTACGACTACCGCGACAACGGCGGCCTCCAAGCCGACCTGGAGAAGCTGCGGGCCCTCATCGAGGAGACGGCATGAGCATCGACAGCGTCATCGACGCCTGGAACGAAGCAGACCCGTCCGCGATCCACCCCACCCGCGGCATCTCTGAAGAGGCGTACCAGGCATCCGGGCAGAACCAGGCCGCTCTGCTGGCCACCGTCCTGCCCGAGGGGTGCCGCGTGGTCGACTTCGGCTGCGGAGACGGACGCGTCGCCATCCCCCTCGGCCGAATGGGCTACCGCGTGACGGCTGCTGACTCCTCAGAGAACATGCTGCGGCGATTTCGGGAGCGTGCGAACGCCTACCCGACCGTACTTACCGACGGCACCGACCTGCACGAGAAGTTGGGGCACAAGACCGACGCCGTCATCTCGCTCGCCGTCCTGATCCACCACAGCTACGAGGCCGGTGAGCGCATCATCGAAGGCCTCCGCACTGCGGTACGCGCGAATGGCCTCCTCATCCTTGACTGGCCTGTCGCCAACGAACCCCGCGAGGGCGGCGGCTGGATCAACGTCACCACCTGGTCCCGCGAACAGCAGGACGAAATCTGCCAGCGGATCGGCCTCAAGCGCCTCGACGAACCTGGTCTGCCTTGGGCGGTCTTCCGCGCGGTCAAGGCCGGCTGATGCGCGTCCTCCTCACCGGAGCCGCGGGCTTCGTCGGCCGCCACCTGCACCAAGCGCTGTGGGAGCGCGACTACCAGGTTTCCGCGATCGACCTCCGGTCGAACCGCGCCGTGCTCAAGCGGGACGCCCTCGACCACTTCCGCACCAGCGACGTCAAGTTCGACTTGGCCATCCACTGCGCGGCCATCGTAGGCGGACGGGCCAGCATCGACGGCAGCCCCCTCGGCGTCGCCACCAACCTCGGCCTCGACGCCTGGTACATGCGGTGGCTGGCCCGCACCAAGACTCCACGGGCCGTGTACTTCTCAAGCTCTGCCGCATACCCGGTCGCCCTCCAGCAGCCAGGCGAAGTCCGGAGGCTGGTGGAGACGGACATCGACTACGAGCAGCCCGGCCGCCCGGACGCCACCTACGGCCTGGCCAAGCTGACCGGTGAGCAGCTCTGTCAGTACGCCGCGGCGACCGGCACCCGCATGACGGTACTCAGGCCGTTCTCCGGCTACGGCAGCGACCAAGACGACAGCTACCCCTTCCCCGCGTTCATCCAGAGGGCGAAGCGGCGGCAGGACCCGTTCGAGATCTGGGGCGATGGAAGCTCCACCCGCGACTGGATCCACATCGACGACCTCGTGGGCGCCACCCTCGCAGCCGCCGAGCAGGACGTCACGGGCCCCGTGAACCTGGGCACCGGCAAGGCGACGAGCTTTGACGAACTCGCCGGGCTCGTCACCGCGACGGCTGGCTACCGGCCCGAGCTGAAGCACCTGCCGACCGCGCCGCAGGGCGTCCATCACCGCGTATGCGACCCGTCACGGATGCTCGACTTCTACACGCCCACCGTCACCCTCGAAGAGGGGATCCGGCGGGCACTCGCCGACTAGAAAGAGGCCGGCGCCATGGCCCGCATCCAGATCCTCGAACTGCCCACCATCTACCGCGAGCACGGCGACGACGAGACCCCGTTCGTTCTGATCGTTGACCAGTACGTGCCCGAGCGACACCTCACCGGGCTCGACCAAGTTGAGCCCGTCTCGCAGTGGAACGGGCTGGCCGAGCGAATCGGAGCCCGTGCCGTCCTGGTCTTCGAAGAGGCCATTGAGATTCCGGCTAACGAGGTGCCCATCGGACCGGACGGTTACCCCGTTCGCCTGAGGGTCGTAGGTGATTTCACCGGCTTCCGGCAGCAGATCGAGGAACAGATCAAGTACGTAGAGGGTCGACTCGGATGAGCGGCGGCTGGCGGGGCTCGGATCGCAAGGCCCGGTTGCCTTCCGGCTGGTCAAAGATCCGGGCTCAGATCCTGGCCCGCGACCCGGTGTGCAAGATCTGCAACGTGCGGCCGTCTAGGTTCTGCGATCACATCAAGGCCAAGGCCGACGACCATAGCGAGGCCGGCCTGCAAGGCGTCTGCGGCCCCTGCCACGACCAGAAGAGCAGCACCGAAGGTAACGCTGCGCAGCGTGCCAACCCCAGGCCTGGACGTGCACGGCCGCCCGAACAGCACCCTGGACTGAGGTGATCAGCGTGGCGCGTAAGCCCAACCCCCGAGGCAACGCCGAGACCTTGCGCAGGTACTGGAGCACAGGCCAAGGCTCAGCCAAGATCCGCTGGAACACGCCAGGCGACTGGACCAGGTGCAACCGGCAGTTGCACAAGTACCTCGGAGCTCGGGCCAAGGGTTACTGCCAGCTGCTCCACATCCGGAACACCGGAGTCGGCACAGGCAGCAGGGCCAACGTCGGCAGGCGGAGGCGTTAGCAGGTCGAGGGATCGACCGCAAGGGTTCGACAGCCTCGAACGTTCGATCGGTTGAGGCGAAGCAGTGATGATCGACTTCCCTGTCAAGGGGTTGACAAGATCAACATTGAAGATCTTTTGGATCTCCTAACCCATGATCATCGGCCCCCAAATTCCATGATCCTTTAGAAGGTTTCATGATCCGGGGGGATACCCTTGATCCACTTTTCTCAGGGATCGGGGCCGTATAGCACCTGGAATCCTGTACGGGTTTTCTAGGCCCCTGACCTGCGCGAACACCGCATCTGATCAAGGGCGGCCCTGGTGGCGGCCCTTGCCTGCCTTTCTCGTCCGCCCCCTTGCTGGCCCTGGTGGCCGGCCGCAGACCCTGGAGGTCGTCGTGGGCACTCGTGGTCCCGTCCCCAAACGCTCCGAGGAGCGCCGCCGCCGCAACCTCGACGACGGCCCCGGTCTCATCCAGGCCCCGGCCGGCCCGCCGACTGACTTGCCGGAACTCCCGGAGCCCGACGAGCTGTGGCATCCGATCGCCACCGAGTGGTACCTCTCGCTCCGCGAGTCCGGCCAGGCCGCGTTCTATCAGCCCTCGGACTGGGCGATGGCCCGCTACGCCGCCGAGCTCATGTCCCGCGGCCTGCAGTCGGATCGCCCGCCGAACGGTCAGTACGTGGCTGCGCTCAACAGCGTGATGGCCTCGCTGCTGACGACCGAGGGCGACCGTCGGCGGGCCCGCATCGAGCTGGAGCGCAAGAAGCCCGTGACCGCGGTGCCGGCCAGCGTCACGGCCATAGCCGACTACCGATCTTCGATCGGTGGCTGACGAGGAAGTCCCCGAGGTCGTCACCCCGTTCACGATCGGTCCGACCTGGAAGCGGGGACCGGATGGGAAGTTCCTGCTGCCCGAGTACACGCTCGGCTGGCATGCCCTCGCGTGGACGGCGACCTACCTGCAGCACTACGTCGGCGCCCCGTGGCGGTACACGCCCGAGCAGGCCCGGCTGACCCTGTGGTGGTACGCCATGGACCCGGCGACGAACCGGTTCCTGTGGCGGGATGGTGTCATCCAGCGGATGAAGGGCCACGGCAAGGACCCGCTGGTGGCGACCTTCGCGGCCTTCGAGTTCGTCGGCCCGTGCCGCTTCGGGCAGGTGGCCGACGAGGGAAACGAGTGGGGCGTGCCCGCGGGTCAGCCGCTGGGGCAGCCGCATCCGGCGGCCTGGGTACAGATCGCCGCAGTCAGCCAGGACCAGACCAGAAACACGATGACCCTGTTTCCGTCGATCCTGACGCGGCGGGCCATCGAGGAGTTCCGGATCGATCTCGGCAAGGAGATCATCTACGCCGACAAGGGACGGGCCCGGATAGAGGCAGTCACCAGCTCCCCTCGTGCATTGGAGGGCGGCCGGCCGACGTTCGTGTCCCTCGGGGAGACGCACCACTGGCTGGAGTCGAATCAGGGTCACGAGATGGCGGCGGTCATCGAGCGTAACGCCACCAAGTCAGCAGACGGTGCGAGCCGGACACTGGCGAACACGAACGCCTACGAGCCGGGCGAGGACTCGGTGGCGGAACGCACGCGGGAGGCCTTTGAGTCGGCCGCGGCCGGCCGTGCGGTCGATACGGGGCTGTTCTACGACAGCCTCGAAGCGCCCGCCGAAGCGAAGCTGACCGAAGCCTGGATCATTCCGACGCTTCGCGCGGTCCGCGGCGATTCGACGTGGCTGGACATCGACCGGTTGAAGGCGTCCATTTTGGACGTCCGCAACCCGCCATCGAGGTCGCGCCGCTTCTGGTTCAACCAGATCACGGCAGCTGAGGATGCGTACCTGGCACCCTACGAGTGGGACGCCTGCCCTCACGACGGCATCGACCTGCAGCCGGGCGACGAGATCGTCGTCTTCTTCGACGGCTCCAAATCAGACGACGCGACCGGCCTGGTCGCCTGCCGCCTCTCGGATGGCTTTACCAAGACGCTCGGCGTCTGGCAGAAGCCGGCGAACTGGCCCGACGGTACCCCGTGGCGGGTGCCTCGCGAGGAGGTCGACGGCGTCGTGGATCTGGCCTTCGCCACCTACAAGCCGCTCGCATTCTTCGCCGACCCAGGCTCGGGCTTCGACGAGGCGGACGGCGAACGCTACTGGGACGGCTACATCGACGCCTGGGCCCAGCGGTACGGGAAGCGGCTGAGGCTTAAGGCGGTGGCCTCCGGTCACGGCCAGCACGCGGTCATGTGGGACATGCGCGACCGGCGCCGACAGCAGACGTTCACCGAGGCCGTGGACCGCTTCTACCGGGACGTACTCGAACGCCAGCTCACGCATGACGGCCACAAGGTGCTGCGTCAGCACATCGCCAACGCCCGGCGCCGCACCAACGCCTGGGGCTACACGATCGGCAAGGAGCATCGGGAGTCGGCCCGCAAGGTCGACTTGGCGGTGTGTGCGATCGGCGCGCGGATGCTGCGCCGGATGGTCATGAACTCGACGGCCTGGACCAAGAGGTCAACGGTCCGCGGTAAGGGACGGGTGGTGGTGCTGCGGTGACGATTCCTACCCTCCCCCTCCTGTCGCTGTCGGAAGAGGAGCTGGGCATTCTCACGATGCTCCGCTCGGACCTCCTGAACCAGCGCTTCAAGTTGGAGCTATTCGATGCCTACTTCAACGGCGAGCAGCTGGTCCGCGACTTGGGGATCAGCATTCCGCCGCAGTTGAAGACCCTTCACACGGTGATCGGCTGGCCGCGTATCGGCGTCGAGGCACTGGAACAGCGTCTCGACCTTGAGGCGTTCCGTTGGGCGGACGGGGGCGACTCCTCGGATCTGCTGGAGATCGCCGAAGCGAACGACTGGTACGACGAGGCGTCGCTGGGACACCTGGACGCGCTTACTTACGGCCGCGAGTACATGGCGGTCGGCACCGGAGAGGCGGACGGTCCTCCGCTGGTGACGTTCGAGTCTCCGCTGGATATGACGATGGACTGGGACGCCCGGCTGAGGTTGGCGAGGTCGGCGCTGCGAGAAAGTCAAGGTGGGCAGCTCGGCTTGGGTCTCGCACCCGAGGATCGGGTCGTCTCCCTCTACCTGCCTACCGGGAACGTGTATGCGGTGGAAACTGACGGCGGCTGGGAGGTCGTCGATCGGGACGAGCACAACCTCGGCGTGGTGACAGTGTTGCGGATGGCGAACCGCCAGCGGACCGCGGACCGTGTGGGCCGTTCGGAGATCACGCCCGAGGTCATGTCCATCACGGACGCGGCTTGCCGTCGCCTGATGGGCATCGAGGTTGCCGCGGAGTTCTTCGGGGCACCCCAGCGCTACATCCTCGGCGCCTCGGAGTCCGCCTTCCAGGACGCGGAGGGCAACGCTAAGAGCGCCTGGGATACGTATATCGGCCGCGTCCTGGCTCTGGAGCGGGACGAGGACGGCAACGTCCCGACGGTCGGGGCCTTCACGGCTCACGACCCGTCCGGCCAGACCAAAATCATTGACTTGTACGCACGCATCATGGCCACGCAGCTCGGCTTGCCGCCACACATGCTCGGTTACACCAGCGACAACCCTGCGAGCGCGGATGCTATCCGCTCCAGCGAGGGCATGCTGGTCAAGAAGGCCGAGCGCAGGATCCGCAGGTTTAGCGCCACCCACCGGGAGGCCATGCGGTTGGCTCTGTGGGTGCGTGACGGGGAGCCGCCGGAGAAGAGCCGCCGCATTGAGACGGTGTGGCGCAACCCAGCCACCCCGACGATCGCCGCCCAGACCGACGCCGCGGTCAAAATGGTTCAGGCGGGGATTCTGCCCGCCGACGGCGACGTCGTGCTGGAGATGGCCGGCCTGACCGAGGACCAGCGGCAACGAGTCGCAGCTGAACGGCGACGAGCCCGCGGGGCGGACATGGTCCGACAGCTGACGGCTTTGTCCTCACCGGACGGCCAGCCGCACACGGTGGCTCCCGATGCCGTCGCCAGCGTCTGACGGCGGCCGGGCAGCGGACGCGCAGCGCCGGGCGCAGCGCGGCCTGTCGCGACTACTGGCCCGGGATATGCGCGGCCTGCGACGGCTCATCATCCCGTCGCGGCTTGAGGCGTCGGTGCCAGAGTGGATTGAGGCAGTCCGGGCCCTGGTCGAGCAGTACGGGGCGGCCTCCTCAAGCCTGGCGGCCGACTACTACGAGGCGGAGCGTGTGGCCGCCGCGGTCACCGGACGTTTCACGGTGCCGTTGGTCGGCCCACCGTCGGATGGGCAGGTCGAGAACAGCCTGCGATGGGCGACCAAGGACATCTGGGAGCGTGATCCGGATGATCCGGCCACCACTGACGCGCAGCGGGAGCCGCTGGAAGTCCGCCTGGAGCAGGCCGAGAAGAAGGCGGAGGCGGTCGCTCAGAAGCTGGTCACCGGTCAGGGTCGTGGCACCGTCCAGGAGGCGGTACGGCAGGATCGGCAGGCCACCGCCTGGGCACGCACGGCTGCTCTCGGCGCCTGCGCGTTCTGCAAGCTCCTCGCAACCCGCGGGGTGGTGTACAAGCAAGACACGGTGCGCTTCCGGGCCCATGACGGATGTCATTGCGGCGTGGTCCCGGTGTTCAAGGGACAGAAGTTTGAGCTGTCCGATCATGCGCGCGAGTGGGAGCGGCTTTACCGCGACTATGCCGCGCCCTATCCAGGCGACCAGCTGCGCCGGTTCCGGCAGGCGCTCGCCGAGCACGGGCATCTGCCCGTGCTGTAACCCATGGCCGCCCTGGAGGTGGCCTCATCTCAGCCCCTGGAGGGCCGTTTCACCATGCCCGAAAACGAGGAGACCGAGCAGTCCGTCGAGGAACCGCAGGTTACCGAAACCGCCCTGGAGGCGGACGGCGCCGAGGAAGAGCCCTTCGACCGGAAGCGGGCCGAGGCCGCGCTGAAGAAGAAGAACTCCGAGGCGGAGAACCTGCGCAAGCGTCTGAAGGAGCTGGAGCCCCTCGCTGCGAAGGCGAAGGAGCTCGAAGACGCCCAGAAGACCGAGGCTGAGCGGCTGAACGACCAGCTCGCCGCCGAGCGGGAGCGGGCCGACAAGGCCGTCCGCGCTGCGGTCGCCTCGAAGGTCGAGGCGCTGGCGCGCGACTTTGCCGACCCGGAAGACGCGGTCGGCTCGCTGGACCTCACAGCCTTCGTGGACGAGGACGGCGTGATCGACACCGACGCCATCAAGGAAGCTCTCGCCGATCTCCTCAAGCGCAAGCCGCACTGGGCCCGCCCCGACGAGGGCGGCCCGCGCCGTCCCGCCCCGGACCGGACCCAGGGCTCCTCGGGCAACGGCAACAGATCCCCCTCCGAGCCGGCGCAGATTTTCGCCGGCCTCATGGAACAGGCCCTGAAGGGCCGCTGAGAGAGGTAGCCCTCCATGGCTCACACGAATCCCATCAAGCTGAGTGACGTCAACGCGACGTTCCTCCCCCCGACCCTGACCGGCCCGATCTTCGAGAAGTCGGTCGAGCAGAGCGCGGTCATGAGCCTCGCCCGCCGGGTGCCGCTGTCGATGTCGGCGAACACGGCCGTGCCCGTGCCGCTCGACGTGCCGACCGCGGACTGGGTCGAGCAGGCCGGCCGTAAGCCGCTCGGTACCGGCGGCGTCGACATCAAGACGATGACCGGCAAGAAGATCGCCGTCCTCATCCCGGTGGCGATGGAGGTCGTGCAGTCCAACGCCGCCGGCCTTTGGACGCAGCTCCAGTCCGACCTCCCGACCGCCTTCTCCCGCGCCTTCGACCGCGCGGCGATCCACGGCAAGACGATGAAGGGCGCCACCGGCCCGTTCGCCGACTACCTGGCCGCGACCACGAAGTCGGTCACGATCGGCACTGCCTCGCAGTCCACTGGCGGCATCTACAAGGACATCGTCAACGGTATGCGGGAGGTCGTCACCGACGACTGGGACTACACCGGCACCGTCGCCGACCACCGTCTCCAGCTGGACCTGCTCGGCGCGACCGACACCACCGGCCGCCCCATCTTCGTCGAGACCCGGGACCCGGGGATGGACATGGCGGTGGCTGGCTCGCTGGTCGGCAATCCGCTGGCCTACTCCCGTGCCGTGTCCGGCAAGCTGCGCCGCCAGTCAGGGTCGGTCGACACCGGCCTGCGTGCCATCGGTGGCGACTGGTCTCAGACCGCCTACGGCGTCGGCATGGACATCACCGTCAAGATCTCCCGCGAGGCGACGTACATCGACGAGGATGGCGGCGTGCACTCCGCGTTCCAGGAGAACCTGGTTCTCCTCCTGGCGGAGGCGTACTACGGCTTCGTCCTCGGCGACGAGGAAGCGTTCGTGAAGTTCCTGGCGGCGGGCGGCTCCTCCTGATGCCGGGCGTGGGGGGTGGCCGGGCGCCGATGCGGATCGTCGCCCGGCTGCACGGCTACCCGCCGCGCCACAACGCCGGCGCCGAGTGGATGGTCCACAGTCAGCTGCGGGCCCTCGTCGAGCGTGGGCATGACGTGTCGGTGTGGCTGTCCCGCTACACCGACGACAAGACCGACTACGACCTTGACGGCGTCCAGGTGGTACCGCTTCAGTCGCGCCTGGACGCCGCCTCGGCCGTCCGGCGCGCCGACGTGGTCGTCTCCCATCTGGAGAACGTCCCCTCGGCCGGCGCGCTGGCCCGCGGGTACGGCAAGCCGCTGGCGGTGGTATGCCACAACACCCACCGGCAGAGCTTCCGCGAGATGGCTGGCGGATGCGAGCTGGCCGTCTACAACTCGCAGTGGATGAAGCGAGAGGCGGAGCTCTTCTTCGCCGAGTACCCCAAGGGGGTCCGGCCCAGCCGGGACGTCATCGTCCGGCCGCCGGTCTTCGCCGAGGAATACCGCACCAAGCCCGGCAGCAAAGTGACCCTGGTCAACCTGAACCTGGAAAAGGGTGGGGCGCTCTTCGGCAAGCTCGCCGCTCGCATGCCGGATGTTCAGTTCCTGGCGGTCGTCGGCGCTTACGGCGAGCAGCTCGTCCCTGACCTGCCAAACGTGCAGGTAATCGACCACATGTGTGGCCACGAGATGCGGGATGTCGTGTATCGCAAGACGAAGATCTTGCTCATGCCTTCGTCCTACGAGTCGTGGGGCCGCGCCGGGGTCGAGGCTTTGGCCTCCGGCATTCCGGTCATCGCCCACCCCACCCCGGGGCTGTGCGAGTCGCTGGGCGAGGCCGGCGTGTTCATCGATCTGCACGACGTGGACGGCTACGAGATGGCCATCCGTAAGCTGCTGACCAGCAAGACCGAGTACGGGCTCGTCTCGAAGCGGGCCAAGGCTCGGTCTGCCGAGCTGGATCCCGCTCCCGACCTGGCTACCTGGTGTGATGCCGTGGAGGCCCTGGCCTAGGAGGCTCCGATGGCGTTCATCCCTCCTACCGCCGAGCAGCTGGCCCTGTACCTGGGGCTGGAGGAAATCGCCGGCGACCGGGCGGACCTGCTGATCGAGCAGGCTGTCGCGCTGGCGCAGTCGGTCGTCAAGCCGTTGCCGGATGAGGCGACCGCGGTCGTCCTGTCCGTGGCGGGGCGCGCCTATGTCAATCCGCAGCAGGTGTCCTACGAGACGATCGGGCCGATGTCGGTCCAGCGTCCGACGGGCAGCGGCGGCCTGTATCTCACCAAGGCCGACAAGGCGGCTCTGAAGTCCCTGGCTGGCCGCGGCGGGGCGTTCACGGTCGACCCCACGCCATTGGCGGCCGACCCGTCGCCCACCTGGCCGGTCGATGAAGACTACGGCCCGGGGCTGGAGTACGAGCCGGGCTGGGGGTGGGTGTAGTGCCCGCCCCGTATCCCTACGGAGAGACGGTGGTGCGGCTGCGCCGCGGACCGTCTCCTGGCCGGGACCCCCGAGGTCAGCCGATCCCGGGCACCCTGACGGAGGCTCCCATCCCGGGTTGCGTGGTCACCCCCAGGGCTGAGACGCCCCAGGTGGGCGGCGAGCAACAGCAGGCGCGGGACACCGTCATCGTCGGATGGACCGTGTACGCGCCGCCCGGATCCGACTGGAAGACCACCGACCAGGTGCGGATCCGCGGCGAAGTCTGTGAGATCACCGGCGAGCCGGGAGACTGGGGTCAGAACGCGTTCACGGGCTTGAATGGGCCGGTGCAGTTCGCGGCAGATCGGGTTTCCGGCTAGTCGTTCCGAGCCTGCTCGACGGCGGCGACCAGCTTGGCCGCACCCTCGTTGCTTCGACGAGGGATTGACAGGCTGTACGGATCATCGTAGGGCGGCCGACCGCCGCCGAAGGACCCGCTCGGCTTCACCGCAATAGGCCGGTTGTCGGGAAGAATGAACTGCACGTAGCCATGGAAGAGCCTGTTGCCCGGCTTCATGCGGATCGCGGTTACGTCCGCCGCCCGAATCCTGATGGGCGCTGGCTTGGGCCCGATTGGCGTCTTCGTGATGGTGATCCATTCTCCGTCGAAACCGATCCGCCCAAGCACGCCCTTGACGTCCATGCAACCCCCTCAGTGAGGAGGCGAGGCTATGGCTGCTCGATTCAAGATGTCCACCCGAGGCGTCGGTCAGCTTCTCAACTCGCCGGAGATTTCTGCCGAGATGCTTCGCCGCGCGGAGGTCATCAAAGGCGCGGCCGAAGCGATCTCTCCTGTTGGCGGCCCTGGCGACCCGCACCCGGGCCAGTACAAGTTGTCCTGGTACGCCAAGGTGGATCGCAAGGCGATCGGCCGGTCCCGCAAGAAGCGCCCGGTGGGCGTGGTGGGCAATAGTGCTTACTACGCGCGATGGGTGGAGTACGGAACCGAGCGGGTCCGCGCGCACCACGTGCTGCTGCGGGCTGCCCAGGCAGGGGGCGGCTGATGGCAGTGGTCGGTTCTGTCGATGTGGAGCTGCTGCTCATCCAATGGCTTCGAGCGCAGCTCGGCAGCGGAGTCGTAGTCCGCGACGAGCTCGACAATAATCTTCTCAACGAGCTGCCGACGGCCCAGGTCGAGAGGCTGCCCGCTGGCGACGATGACGGCTACCGGCTCGACCGGGCCTTGGTCGACGTCGACGTGTACGCCGCCACCCGGGGCTCTGCCATCGCCTTGGCCCTCCAGATCCGCGGCCTGCTCCTGGGATCCCTCCCCGGCTCAACCGCTGGCGGCGCAGTCGTCGGCAAGGTCAGGACGGTGGCGGCACCAGGCGTCCGTCCCTACGAGAACACAGGGCTCCGACGTATCGGGGCCACCTACGAGATCTACAGTCATCCGGTCTCCTGACCGGCCCAGGACCGCGCCGGCCCTGTCCCGACCCCGTCCGTTGGCGGGGTCTTCGCATGTAGGAGACCCACCTCATGGTCAACATCACCCGCGCCGCGGACCTGACTCAGATCGGCGCCAACGGCGGCGGCTGGGTCGCCGACCTCGGCACCGCTGCTCCCGCCACCCCCCTCACCCAGCCGGCCGCGGCGTGGAAGCCTCTCGGTTGCATCTCCGATGACGGCCTCGTTCAGGGCTTCGACGAGGACTCTCAGGAGTTCACGCCGTGGGGTCTGACCTCCCCGATCCGCACGCAGATCACCAAGTCCCTGAGGACGTTCAAGCTGACCGCCTGGGAGACCAGCCGGACGACCGTCCAGTCGCTGCAGTACCGGATCCCGGTCGCCGAGCTCGCCCCGGTCGGCAGCCTCACAAACTTCGCCGAGACCGCCTCGCCGACCCCGGACCGGCGGGCGTTCTGGTTCGCGATCTTCGACGGCGACACGAGCCGCGGTTTCTACGTCCCCGAGGGCGAGATCTCCGATCGCTCGGATGTCACCCACAAGCAGGACCAGATGGCTGGCTTCGAGTGGACGATCACTGCCTACCCGGACGCCGCCGGCAACACCGTCTACCACGCGGACATGGTCCCGGTCACACCCGCCTACACCGGGTCCTGACCCCTTCGACGGCGGGCAGGTCGAACCTGGCGCGGTCCCGGCCTGTCCGCTTCACCGCCCCCTGACCGCGCCCTCATGAAAGGACCGCGCCATGACAGAAACCCAGGAAGTGACCCCCGCCGAGGCCCAGGAAGACGAGGCGCTCGGCCACTACGTGACCGCCCAGTTGTGCGGGAAGGACGTCGAGGTTGTGCCGTCCGGCGCCTGGCGGCAGAGCACCATGCGACTGCTTCGAACGGGAGACATCGACGGGTTCATGGAGCACGTCCTGAGCCCGGAGTCCTACGAGCTGTATCTCGAACTCGACCCCAGGAACGACGAGGTCGGGGAGTTCGCCAACAGTGCTGGCAACGCCTCTGGCGAGCCGGTGGGAAAGTCCAGTGGACCCAAGGCGTCGCCGAGGAGCACGCGGAGGCGCTAGAGGCGGACCTCGCCCACTACTACCCCCGGGACGCCGATCAGCTCGACGCCTACCACCGCGGGGAGATGACGTCACGGCGGCTACGGGTTCTGATTCAAGGCCTGCCACCGGAGTCCGCAACCATGACGGCGCTCCGCGCGGCGACGCCCGAGGACGAGCTGGACAGGCAGGCGGAGACAGGTGAGCCAGAGAAAGCGCGCTGGTCTCAGACTGAGCTGCTCCTGGCCTCAACGATCGACGCTCTGCGCCGTGTCGAGTACGTGCTGATCTGCGCGAACACTGACAGCAAGGGTAAGCGGCCCAAGCCGCCCGAGCCTATCGCCAGGCCTGGCGTCAGGACGCGACGAGCCAAGCCCGTACTCACCGAGACGGGCGCCAACAAGCTGTTCGAGCTGATCAATGGAGGCGCGGCCTGACGCGCGAGAGGAGGCTCTCGTGGCGATCACCGTTGGTTCCGTTGAGGTCGACGTCATCCCCAACACTCAGGGAATTTACGCCCGCCTGAGGGAAGGTCTCGTTCCTGCGGCCACTCGGGCGGGCAACGATGCTGGCACGGCCGCAGGCCGGGCGTTCGGGCCTGCCATGCAGCGGGAGGTTGGCGCGGTCGGCCTGTCCGTCGGACAGCAGATCGGCGAGCAGATCGCCAACAGGGTCACCGCGGCGATTCGCGGGGCTCTGCGGGATGGAGTCACCCAGGGCGGACGTGAGGCTCGCGCGTCCGCTGTCCGGCAGGGTGACGAGACCGGAGGGGCTTTCTCCCGCTCTCTGAAGGCACGCCTGGAGGCCGCATTCCGCTCCCTCCCGAAGATCAATATCGACGCCAACACGACCGAGGCCGACGCGGATCTGCAGGCCCTGCGGGTTCGCCTGGAGACGCTCTCCGGGAAGCGCGTCGGCATCGACATCGACGTGGCGGAGGCGCGGGCAGAGATCCGATACCTCGAAGCGGAGCTCCAGCGGCTGGGCGCCCAGCACCCGAACGTGCAGGTCCGTGCCGACACGGCCGCGGCCCGCGCCCAGCTCGCCCTGGTTCACGCCGAGATCGAGGCAGTCGACGGTCGGACCGCCCGCATCGACGTTGACACGTCCGGGGCGCTCTCCGCCGTGCTTCACCTGGCCGTTGCCATTGGCGGCCTGGCGGTCATCCCTGCCCTTCCTATCCTCGCAGCAGGTATCGGCGCCATCGGCTCGGCGGCACTTACGTCAGCGGCCGGCGTCGGCGCCCTAGCTGCCGTCGCCGCCCCGGCATTCATCGGAATTGCCGGCGCCCTGCAGGCCCAGAAGGCCGCGCAGGACGCATCGACCGCCGCCTCGAACCGCGGCTCTCAGGCTGGAGCGCAGGCGGCATCCCGGGCGCTGCAGATGGCCGGCGCCCAGCAGGCCCTAGCATCGGCGCAGCGCAATGCGGCATCGCAGATCGCGTCAGCCCGCGACCAGGTCGCCCAGGCGGCCCGCAGCGTCGGTGACGCGGAGCGTCAGCTGGCGGACGCGCAGAAGGCCTCCACGAAGGCACAGGCGGACCTGGTCCAGGCGCGCAAAGAGGCTGCTCAGCAGCTCGAAGACCTGTCCTCCCGGTACGCGGACGCCCAGCTGTCCGTCCGGGACGCGGAACTGTCCCTGGCCGAGGCGCAGCAGCGTCGGCGTGAGGTCGAGGCCGACCCGAAGGCGACGCTGTTGGATCGGCAGCGTGCAGCGCTCGCCGTCGATCAGGCCACGCAGCGCCTGAGGGAACAGACCACCGAAACCAAGCGCCTCGCGGACCAGACTGCCACTGCGAACAAGGCTGGCATCGAGGGCTCGGACACCGTGCGGCAGGCGCAGGATCGCCTCGCGGGCGCCCAGCAGACGGTCGTCGACCGCACCAGAGCTGTCGCCGACGCGCAGCAGGCCGTCGTCAAGGCACAGGAGAACGTCGCCAGGGTCTCAGCTCAGGCTGCAGATTCGATCGCCTCGGCTCAGCGTCAGATTGCCTCCGCGTCCGCTTCGGCGGCCGGGGGCGTTGATCAGGCTGCCATCGCGCAGGCCAAGTACCAGGACGCGCTGAACAAGCTGACCCCGTCGGCACGCGGTACGTTCGATGCCTTCCAGTCGCTCCGCACGGCGTTCAAGGGCTGGTCAGAGTCCCTGCAGCCCGCTGTCATGCCGCTGTTCACCCGCGCCATCGAGGGCATCAAGAACTCCCTGCCAGGCCTTACCCCCTTCGTGCTGGCCGCGGCTAAGGCCATCAGCATCCTGCAGGACAAGGTGTCGGCCGGCTTCAAGACGCCCTGGTGGCAGTCCTTCCGTGACGACCTCGCCAAGGCAGTGATCCCGGCAACCGTCGGCCTCGGAGTCGCCCTGGGCAGGACGTTCAAGGCGCTCGGTGGGATCGTCGATGCCTTCCTGCCTCACATGGATGAGATCTCCCGCAGGATGACGGAGATCACCGGCCGGTGGGCGACGTGGGGGACCGGCCTCAAGGGGTCCGAGAAGTTCACGAACTTTTTGGCGTACACGGCCCAACAGGGCCCGATCCTCGCAAAGCTGATCGGCGACATCGCGGCTGCGATCTTCCAGATCTCCCGCGCTGCATCCCCGCTGACTGGCCCCGTTCTCGGGACGCTCGGGGCGGTGCTGAGCGCGGTCGCCTCGATCGCGAATACCCTGCCGTGGCTGATTCAGCTGATGTACGGGGCCTGGGTCGTCACGAAGCTGTGGACCCTCGCGCTGATCGTCTTCAACGCGGTGATGAACGCCAATCCCATCAGCCTGATCATCATCGGGATCATTGCGCTCGTCGCGGCTGTCATCTACGCCTACAAACACTGGGGCTGGTTCCACGACGTCGTCGATGCCGCCTGGCGCGGCATCCAGGCCGGAGCTCGATACGCCTGGTCGATTCTGCAGCCCATCCTCGCTGGCATCTGGACTGGCCTGCAGTTCCTCGGTCGCATCGCCGTGTGGCTGTGGGAGAACGCGATCAAGCCCGCCTGGGACGGCATCGTGACTGCGTCGAAATTCCTGATCACGATCGTTCTGGTCGCTCTGATCACGCCCCTCTATCTGGCTTTTCAGGGGATCGGTGCGCTGGCGGGCTGGCTGTGGCGTAACGCCATCGGCCCGGCTTTCGACGGAATCGCGACCCTGGCGATCTGGCTCTGGCGGTACGGTCTGAAACCACAGATCGATCTCGCCGTGGCGGCTTTCAGATTCCTGGGTGACATCGGCGCATGGCTCTGGCGAAATGCCCTCGCGCCAGCGTTCCGCGGCATTGCTGATGTGGCGATCTGGCTCTGGAATTCCGGGATCAAGCCGGTGTTCGGATGGATCACTGACGGAGCGCGGTGGCTCTGGGCCAACGGCCTGAAGCCGCAGTTCGACTCCATTCGCTCCGGCGTGGGGTACGTCAGGGACGCTTTTTTCTGGGCGAAGGACGGCATCAAGTCGGCCTGGGATCAGCTGTACGAGATCACCCGGAAGCCCGTCCAGTTCGTGGTCGACACGGTCTACAACAACGGCATCCGCAAGGTGTGGAACGCCGTCGCGAAGATCACCGGCGTGGGCGAGCTGGCCGAATACAAGTTCGCGACCGGCGGCATCCTGCCCGGCTACACCCCGGGCCGTGACGTCCACCTCGCAGCCCTGTCCGGCGGCGAGGCGGTCATGCGGCCGGAGTGGACCCGAGCGGTCGGCGCCGGCTACGTCGACACAATGAACGCGGCCGCCCGTTCCGGCGGCGTCGCCGGCGTGCAGCAGGCCCTCGGCCTGCCAAAGTTCGCCGACGGCGGCATCTTCGACCGGATTGCTTCCGGGGTGGCGACGGCGGGCAGCTGGCTGTCGAACGGCGTGGACCTGCTCGCCGACCCGGGCAAGGCCTGGGATAAGGCGACCAGCTTCATCCGGGAGATCTCCGCCGGTATCAGCGGCAGCCCGTGGGCCGACGTGATCGCGAAGGTTCCGGGGGCCATGCTCGGCGGCCTGAAGGACGCCATCGTGAAGGCGGCGGGCAACCTTGGCCTCGGCGGAGGTGCGACTGCCGCGCCGGGCGGGGGCGTCAGCCGGTGGACGGGAGTCGTGCAGCAGGCCCTCGGCCTGGTCGGTCAGCCCCTCGCCTACACCGGCACCACCCTCCGTCGCATGGAGCAGGAGTCCGGCGGCAATCCGTCCATCGTCAACACGTGGGACTCCAACTGGCTGGCAGGCTATCCGTCGGTCGGCCTCATGCAGGTCATCCGGCCGACGTTCCAGCGGTACGCCGGCCCGTTCGCCGGCACCGGGCCGTTCCTCTACGGGGTGTCCACGAACCCGCTGGCCAACGTGTACGCCTCGATGAAATACGCCCTGTCGGCCTACGGCAGCCTGCCGCGGGCCTACGACCGGGCGGGAGGCTATGACTCCGGCGGCTTCCTCCAGCCCGGCATGAACTTGGCCTACAACGGGACCGGCCGGCCCGAGCCCGTCCTGACGACGGCCCAGTGGAACACCCTGGCCGGCTCCGGGGTCAAGCAGGCCGCAGCCGATCAGCGTTCCTACCAGATCGTCCTCAACGGCTCCGGCATGACCACTGCCGAGCAGGCTGCCGACCTGCAGCGACGCCTGACCTTTTACGGCTAAGAAGGGGGGCGAAGTGGCAGTCGCCGTCGCCATCGCTGTCACGCTGGGCACGTTGCAGCTCAGCACCACAGACTCCGCAGGAGTGCAGTGGATCGTCACGGATGTGAAGGGCTGGCGAACGCCGGGAATCCGGGCCGAATACCACTCCCGGCAGTCGGACCACGGAAGTTGGGCGTCTCCCGTCTATCTGGAGCCGATGCCGCTGACCATATCGGGGCTGATAGCGGCGCCCAGCACCAGCGCGCGGGACGCGGCGATCGAGCAGCTGATCGCCGCGGACGCGCTCACCGATACGGTCCTCACCGTCGCAGAGACCATCCCCAAGCAGGTGACCGTGAGACGGTCGGGGGAACCGCTGATCGAACTGGTCGGCGCAACCGGCGTCAAATACAGCGTGCTGGTGACCGCGGCGGATCCTCGCCGTTACGCGACTGTCCTGCAGTCGCAGTCGACGGGGCTTCCGTCGGTGACGGGCGGCTTGACTCTGCCGATCACCCTGCCGATCACCATCAGCACCACGTCGACAGGTGGCGGCTTCACGCTGTCGAACGCGGGAACGATCGCGACCAGGCCGGTTTTCACGCTGCTCGGCCCGGCCGCATCGCCGGTCATCACCGCCACCCGACCGGATGGAACGATCTTCCAACTGTCCTACTCGCAGACTCTCGGCGCCGGCGACACCCTCGTCATCGACACGGGCGCGCACAGCGTGATGCTCAACGGATCCGTCAGCCGCCGTCCCTTCCTGTCCGCCCAGCCTTCCTGGCCGGAGATCCTGCCCAGCAGTTCGCTCGCGGTGCGCTGGACCGCGTCCGCTTACGACCCTGCCGCCCTGCTGACTGGCACCTGCCGATCCGCCTGGATGTGAGGAGACGCCGATGCCTACCGATCCGCTATGGCTGTCTGGCCTGAGTTACGACGAGACCGAGCTCCGCAAGATGGACACGGTCCTGACCATGGCCACGTCCACGGCTGGGATGGGGCGCGGCGGTGTCCGCCCCGGGGACCCCGGCCTGACCGTGTCGCTGGCGGGCACCACCGTGAACGTCAGCGCGGGCGCCGGCGTCGCCACCCGAAGCGGGCAGGGCACGTACCGGTTCCAGCTGGGCGCAGTCTCGCCCGGCACGCTCTCCGCGGCGCATGCCACGCTCACCAGGATCGACCTCGTTTACGCCAGGGTCTGGGACAACGCGGTCGACAGCAGCGGCCTGAACAGGGCTGATGCGGTCCTGTTGGCTGGCACGCCGGCCGGTTCGCCGGTCGCGCCGACGCCTGGCGCGACGGAGATCTACACGGTCCTGGCCACGATCACCGTGCCCTCTGTGGCCGGTGGCGGTACGGGCGCTGCGACGGTGTCCACGACGGCGCGGCAGGTAACGGTCGCCCCGGGCGGCATCCTGCCGGTGACGTCCTCCACGGACATCGCCCTCGCTGGCCTGTACGCGGGGCAGGCCAGGTACAACACCGTGCGCGGCGTGTTGGAGTTTTGGACCGGTAGCGCGTGGGCTGCCCAGGGTGACTGGACGGCATATACCCCGACCTGGGCCGGTGGCCTCGCGACGATGGGCTCGGCGGTTTCGAAGGGCCGGTGGACCCGAGTCGGCAACATGATCACCGTTGTGGGCAGCCTGAAGTGGGGCACTGGTTCGACGATCAATAGCAGCAACATCACCGCCACCCTGCCCACGGCCGCCCTGAGCGGCTCGCCCACCACCGACCTGGTGTGGGAAGGCAAGGGCCTCTACTACGACGGCTCGAACCCATTCAAGCCGTTGGCGCCGGTGATCTCCTCCGGCGGCTCGACGCTGATCCTGTACGCGATCCGCCAGTCTGACCTGGGCTATCAGTCCCCGGGCGGCCTCAGCTACACGTGGGGGTCGGGCGCGACGATGAATTTCCAGATCGCCTACGAGGCGGCATAGGTGCCCGCGCTCGAACTCACCTGGTATGGCTGCGACCTGCGGACCGGCCGGATCTCAGAAGAGCTCGCAGCGATCACCGCGCAGACGCTTTCACGGAAGCTCGGCGCGGCGACCAGCACCACGGTCGACCTTGCCCTCGACGGAGCTCCCGCCGAGTGGGAGTCGGCCACCGACCCGGGCCGCACCATGCTCGTCGCCGTCGACACCCTCTCCAGCACGCCGATCTGGGCAGGCATCGTCTGGACCCGACAGGGCGGCAGCGACTCCAATGTCCAGCTGGGCGTCGGCTCACCTGAGGGCTACCTGGACCGCCGCTACCCCGGCACCTACTCGGCCACCCAGGCCGACGCGTCCACCGTCATCGCGGATCTCGCAGCACCGATCCTGACGCAGGGCCTGCCCGTCTCCTGGGATACGACGGCGAGCGGCCTGCTCATCGACTACGTGTCCGTCGACACCGACGACAAGACGATCGTCTCGTCGATCCAGACGATCTCCGCGATGGAGGGCGCCCCGGAGTGGACGATCGATGTCGTCTGGGGCGACGCCGCACACACGATGTTTGCGCTGGTCATGCGGATCCGGCCGACGATCGGCACCACCTCGTCGCCACAGGCAGTCCTCGACATGCCCGGCTGTATCAGCTCCTACTCGCTCACCGAGTCCTACGAGCAGGGCAAAGGGGCGACCGTGGTCCAGGCGTCCGGCGACGGCGAGGGTGACGCACGGCTGCAGTCCGACGTGTACACCGCCGACGACCTGATCGCCGCCGGCTGGCCTCGCTACGTCCACCGCTACAGCCCCGGCACCGGAATCACCGACGTCGACCAGCTGAACGCACATGCGGCTCGGACGCTCGACCTGCTGCGAGGGGGCGCCCGCGCATGGACGGTGCAGGCCGCCACGTCCGCGGCACCCCGTCTCGGAACGGACTGGGTCCTCGGCGACAGTGTCGGCATCGAGATCGCCCCCGGGGTGAGCCGCCGGCACCCGCGCGGGATCTCCACGACGGGCCGCGCCTACGGCTGGGACCTGAACGTCGGCGGCGACAGCGTGTCCCCGATCCTCCTGGAGGGCTGATGCCGACCCCCGCCGACCTCCTGCCGCCCAAGCCCTCCGACCTGTGGCGGACGATCAAGGAACTACAGCGCGACTTCCGGGAGTTCGTAGCCGCCCGCCGCTCGGAACGCATGAGCAGCATGCGGGTGTACACGTCGACCGGGACGCTCATCCTCGAGACCGGCACCGTGCCGTACACGCACGCTGACGGCTCTGAGCAGCAGGGCATCCGCCTGTACCGGGAGGACGGCACCCTCGTCGCCGCGGTGCAGGCCCAGCCGGCGGTGACGGGTACGGACCGGCAGTCATGGACGCTGTACGACCGCGCCGGGAACGCGATCCTCGGCGACGACCCGATCGCCGGCGCCGGACTGTCAGGGCCATACGTGCCGTTCAACTTCGGCAGGGCCTGGTACCTGGACTGGGCTGGCACCAACAGCGCCGGCTTCGTGGACGTCTACCAGACGACGATCTACAAACAGCACGCCATGGCCGTCGTCCAGGTCGCCCACTCCAATGACGTCGCCGCGGCGACCGGCCAGGTCAGGTTGACCGTGAACGGAGTCGCAACCGGCTCCACGCTCAGTACAACGTTCTCCGGCGGCACGGTCGGCACCATCGGCCCCTTCGCCCTACCTGGCGCCCACCTCGCCAGCGTCGACCTTCGCATCCAGGCCCGCCTCGCCTCCGGCACCGGCAACGTCCGGTGCGAGGTCCAGGGCGCCTGGTCCGTCAAGTCGTAGGAGGCGATATGGGTACACCGCCCGAGGTCTGGCCGCGGGACCGCAGCATCCCCGCCGTCGACCTGCCGCTGCCGCTGTCGGAACAGCACCCGCCCGACCTGCCTCCACCCGCGCCGCCGGCCGACCCGCCGGACCGTGACGCCGAGGCCACCTGACCCAGCCCCCGAGCCCACCGCCGGGGGCTCCCTCATGAAAGGCCCACCATGGGCGAGATCTGGATCCCCGAAGCCGAGCGTCTCGGTGATGGCGTCATCGCAGGAGCGGGCGCCATGGATACCCCCGACGCTCCGCCGCGCGTCGTCTGGCACACCACCGAGGGCAGCGCGGGCAGCAGCGAGGCGTTTCACGGCACCGCCGACTATCTGATGTCCGAGAACTACGAGCCGCACATTCTGTACGACCCGATCACGGACCAGCTCGGCCAGTTCGGGCCGCTCAATCAGTCCGCGAAGGCCCTGGTCAACGCGGGCGCCGTCCGGACGAACAGGACCGGACGAGTGTGCATACAGATCGAGGTCATGGCCAAGGCCGGCGCCCCGTTCACCGGCTACTGGAAGCCCGGCCCCAACTTCGCCGCCCTGCTGCGGGCGATCCGCTCGTGGGGCGTCCCGGATGAGTGGCCAGCCGGCCGACTGGCCCAGTCGTACAGCGACGACTCCCCGCGCCCGCTGACGATCTGGCAGACCCGCGGCGGCCACTACGGGCACAGCAACATCCCCGGCAACGACCACTGGGACCCGGGCGCCATCGACACCACCGCGCTGCTCGCGGCTGGAACCACTGAGGAGCAATTCATGACCCCCGACGACAGGAACTACCTCGAGCGCTGGTTCGGCGCGCTCAACGCGATGGCCTGGGGCAACAAGAACGACCTTGCCGCGCTGACCGGCACCGTCGGCGCACTGACCAAGCTGGTAGCCGCCGCCGACAACAACCTCGACGAGGCCACCGTCCGAGCCGCCGTCAAGCAGGGCGTTACCGAAGCCCTCGCCGCCTCCACCGTCGATGTCGACGTCACCGTCCACGACAAGACCACCACCCCGAAGGGCTGACCATGAACGTGAATCTCGACAAGGCCTACTGGCTCGGCCTCCTCGTCTCCGTGATCCTGCCGGTCCTCGTCGGCCTGGTCACCACCCGGGTCACCTCCGCCGGCACCAAGGCCGTGCTCCTGTTGGCTCTGTCCACGCTGAACGGACTCCTCGTCGAGGTTGCCAACCCGGGCCCCGGCTTCGACCTCGGCACCGCCACGATTCTGTCGCTCGTGGCCTTCGGGACCGGCGTCCTCGCCCACTTCGGCCTGTGGAAGCCGGCCGGCGTCTCCGGCAAGGCGCAGGACAGCCTGGTCACAGCCGGCTCACCTCGGAGCGTGTAAGTGCGGTGCCGTGCGGCCCGTCGGCTGAGCCGACAGCTGGGCCGCCGCGGCAGGTTCCTGGCTATCCTCGGCATCGGCAAAACCTGCTGGGGGATTTCCTTCTACGTGACCCCTCCGCCCGTGCACCCCATCCCCGGCCTGTGCCACTGGGCGTGGATCTGGATTGCCGCAGGGCTGGTCACCTTCGTCAGCGCGTTCCTCCAGGTAGGGCGTGATCGTTTCGGATTTGGTGCCGCACTGGTTCCGCCGGCCGTGTGGGCCATCGCGTATCTCGTCGCTGCCTTAAGCGGCGTCTACCCCCGCGGCGTCTGGGTCGCGGTCTGGTATCTGACCTCCCACGTGGGGGTGATCCTGTGGGCCGCGACGGTGCCCGAGCACTCCGTGCCCAAGCCTCCGCGCGGCCGGAGAGCTGAGGGCGGATGAGCGACGTGTGGTCGGCGGTAGCGACAGTCAGCGGTGCGGTGCTGACACTCCTTGGTGTCCTGTTCACGGCCCGGTCATCGCGGGCGGCAGCAGCGGCGTCGGCGCGGGCTACAGAGGTGGCGGCCGTAGTGCAGGCCGAGCCGGCCCAGCGGACCGCAGACCTACAGGCGTTCCGGGAGATCCGCGAAAAGCAGAGCCAGGACTTGGCGGAGACTCGCGAGGAGGTTCGGTCGCTCCGGTCGCTGGTACGGGCCTTCGTCCACTACGTGGGCGACTTGACTGCGGAGATGCGGCAGGCCGGCATCGAGCCTCCAGCACCACCGGACCGAATCACCGAGTACAACCGAACTGGAGTCTGAGCAGCAGCCCCCGCCCGTCTGGGCGGGGGCGCTTTGCTGTGCCCGGGCGCCTTCGTCGGCGTACCCTGGAGTCAGCCTCGCGCTGGCGAGGGGTCTCCGGGTTGATCGCCGGAGGCTGCCCCGACGACAGGTCGTGGATGGGATGGGTTAGTGCACACCCTGCCCCTGTATCGCCTGGCTCGCAAACGGCCTGGACTTGGGCTCCGGGCGAGACTTGACCCCCACCGCTTCGGCGGTGGGGGTCTCTTGTTGCGCCCAACTCCTGCCGCCTGCCCGGCGATAAGATGCCATACGGATGATCGCCCCTGCCGCCCGCGCGGTGGGGGCTTCTCGCTGTCCGGGGTCAGGAACTCTGCCGACTCGCAAGGGCCGCCGCGGTCTCAGTGAAGCCGAAGGCGGCCAAGCCCTCAGCCGGGCTGTCGCCGTTGAGGGACTTCGCCAGGTAGTGATCGAATATCACGATCATCTGACGAAGTAGCGCCCCCTCCCCACGAGGATCGTCTGGGGTGCACTCCGCTGAGACGAGCCGTGACAGGTAGTCGAACGGGAGCCCGCTCTTCTCGGCTGCTTCGCGAACGCGGTCCGTGTCGTAGGTCATAACTCCCCTTGATCGCCTTTTGACGGCAATCCACCGTCTGTCGTCATCTCGTCAACCAGCCTATCGACGCAGGAAGTTGATGTCGATAACTCGCGTCGAGAATCTATGACGGGTAACCCCATCACAGGTAGAGTCGTCACATGGACTTCGGATACGCCCGGGTGTCGACCACTGACCAGAACCCGGACCATCAGATCGACGCCCTCCTCCGCGCCGGCGTCGACCGCGACAACATCCACATCGACTACTTCAGCGGCGCCAAGGCCTCCCGCCCCGAGTTCGACATCCTCATGAAGCGCCTCCGTGAAGGCGACACCCTCAAGGCCACACGCTTGGACCGCATCTCCCGCTCCCTGCTCCACCTCGTCACGCTCGGCGAAGAGCTGCAGCAGCGGAAGGTGGGGCTGCACATCATCGAGCAGAGCATCGACTCGTCCACCCCCGAAGGGCGCGCGATGTTCGGCATGCTCGGAGTCATGGCGCAGTTTCAACGCGAGCTCATTCACGCGAACACGATGGACGGCCTTGCAGCCGCTCGGGCCCGCGGTCGCGTCGGAGGCCGAAGGCCGAAGCTCAGCGAGCAGCAGGCCAACCTCGCTCAGGAGCTGTACGACAAGCGCGAGAAGACCGTGCAGGAGATCGCCGACCTGTTCGGCGTGCCGCGTACCACCGTGTACGGGCACCTGAACCGCTCGGGGGGCAACGCCCGCAAAGCCAGCAAGTAGGCAGTCGTTATGCGTTCCCGAGAGGAGGACCCGTGACCTATGTGGCCCACTACTTCCGATACGGCGAGCTGGTGGCCGAGGAGACCGACACGATCGACGAGGCCGTGGCCTTCCTGGCGCTGGGCTGGGAAGCGGGGCAGCTGTCGGAGAAGTGCGTGACCGACGCGGAAGGGAAGGTCATCCTGGACGGCGCCCCTCTGTTCGAGCGCATGAACACCTGCCTGGGAGCGTAGATGGAGGGAAGATGAGCAGAACCGTGACCGTGATCTTCCATGGCGGCCCGCTCGACGGGCAAGCGATAGATATGACGGTGCCGATCCCTAGGGTGGTCAAGCTGGACCAGCAGGTCGGGACCGCCATGGAGTTCACCTACGAGCGATACACCCCAGAGCAGCCCGACCAGTACGCACACTTCCAGATGACCGAATGGAAGCCAGCCGCCGCCTGACCGCCCTGCCACACTGGTGCTCCGCCGCTGGAGGAGGAGGAACCGTGCCGCTGCTCGACCGCCCCGCCCTGTCTGTCGATGACGCTCGCATGCTGTTGGCGGAGACTCGTCAGGATCCGCTGCTGCATGCGGCCGCATCGCTGATGCTGCTAGCTGGCGCCCGTCCTCAGGAGGCCGCCGAGGCGACGATTGCCGACTATGAACCCGGTACGGAGCCCCGCATCTGGCTCGGACAGCGCTGGGTAACCCAACGCCAGGTCTGCATCGCGCCTGCGGCGGCCCGCGCCCTCGACGAGTACCTGGCTACACAGGACGCAGACCCGGAAGAGCCGCTACTCCTTGGGCTGCAGCGGGTAAATACGGTGCACGACCTGGTCCGGCGCGCCGGCGTGCACGCGGGCGTCGACGCGGGCGCCCACTCACTGCGGCGGGCGGCCATTGCGGCTGCCTGGGAGGACGGGGCGCCTGCCGGCCACATTGAGGCGTACTTCGGCATCAACAAGGCGGTGGACCCGAAGGCGCTGACTAGCCTGCCGGATGGCTATGACGCCGCGATGGCCCGCACCCTCGAGGCCGCATTCGGGGCCTGACCGTCTTGACGCCCGCCTCCGCCCCAGCGGGGGCGGGCTTCTCCGTATCCGGCCCGGCCGAAGCCCTTCCCGCCCAGGTCACGCCTCCTCGTGGCCCCGGCCGTCACGCCGCCGGGATGCGCGCACGCGCCAGCCGGGTGAAGCTGAAGGAGATCCCGACCCCCTCACATGCAAGGGATAGCCATGATCAAGAAGCTGCACGAGATGGGCTTGCGAAGCGAGCACGCGTACATGGCAGCGTTCGCCTCGATCGGCCTTTCCATCGCCACATGGATGACGTCCCTCAAGGCCGAACCGGGGGCCGACCTCGCCCGCGCCGACCGGTGGGGCATCTTCGTCGGCGAATGGGCCCCCACCTTCTTCGGGCTCGGCCTGGCTCTGTCCCACTACGAGCAGTCGGAAGGCACCCTTCTCGCCAGCGTCAGCGACATCCGCGAGGAACGCGAAGCCATGTAAACGACCCGGCTGCCGGTGCCCCGTGGGTACTGGGCGCATCGGAACGCCCGCCCCTGGTGACGCTCGGGGCGGGCGTTCTGCTGTATGGAATCCGTCCTGTCATATGCCTACCGCTGTCCCGGCCTGCGGGTTTACGGTGTGCACACCCGATCCCCCCCGGGGGCCGGTGTCCCTCCCGCTCTTCCCCACGGGAGGGCTGCCGCGCGTCACGGCCCGTCGGGCTCCTCGTACTCGTGCGGCCGTCCGCCCTGCCAGGCGATGGCCTCCGAGTCGCCGTACACCAGCTCCTCCGGGTCGGGTACTTCGATCCGCCGCAGGAACTCGATCAGGTCCCGGTCGCTGTAGGCGATGCCGAGGACGGTGTCGACGCCGGCGATCCGGATCACGACCCGCCGGCCGCCCGACGGGCTGATCCGGTGCACGAGGATCGGCGCATGCTCCATGGATCCAGCCTGCGCGGCCAGGGTCAGTCCAGCACCCCGAGCGCCGTGTCGGGCCGGCAGTGCGTGCACGCCTCAACCCCGTCGGCGAGCGCCCGGCGCGCGGCATCCCGGCTGGCGGGGTGGCAGCGGGAGCGGGTGTCCCAGCAGCCGCCGGCATGGACGCGGACGGGGTGGGCGCCGACACCGATGCCGTGCTCGATCAGCCAATCCGGGGGCGGGGAAGGTTCCCGGCGTACCGCGGCTGCTTCCCGCTGCTCGGCTGCCGTGATCTGCTGCCGGACCCGGTCGAGGCTCATGGCGAGCCACGTCTCCAGGGTGCGGAGACGAGGCAGGTCGGGAGGCAGATCGGACACAAGTTCGATTCTACGTCGATCGGCGCACACCTTGACATCAAATACCCCCCATCGGTATCCATAACTACACAAAACGACTGGAGGACTCATGGCTGACGCCCTACCCCACGACCACTACATGGATTTCGTCGCCCACCAGCTGGCGGCCTACGGAATCGAACCCGGCCGCTGCTGGACCGAAACCCCCGACGGCCTGCAGCTCGACGCCGTGTTCCTCGACTGGCCGGCCGGTACCGTCAACGCCGAACACTGGCCGCACGACGTGGCTCTCGCGTGGGACCAGAACCGCGGCTGGATGCTCATCGAGCAAGGCGGCGGCCGAACCGTATGGCCGCTATCCAAGGACTCCGGCACCTACACCCACCCCCGGCAGATCGCCGCCGACACGATGACCCGCCTCTACCGCGGCATGGACGACTACTACAGTCCCGGCCCCGTCACCATCGCCGGGCCCCGCTGGGACGGCCAGGCGGTGCACGAGGCTGTGACGGCTTGGGAGGCCGCCGAATAGCCGGTCAGACGCGACGATGCCCCGCCCATTCGACCTGGGCGGGGCATCTGCACGTCAGCGTACCGGCCCGTTGTCAGTGGCCGCGGCTAGCCTGTTCGTATCCCATTCACGGGTTGAGGCAAAGGCTGCGCCTCGTGCTCGCTCCGCCCTACCGGACCCCGCCCCAGGGGACAGCGCCCGGTGGGGCGGACGCACGTCAGGCCTCAGGCCGCCAGCTCCTGCTCAGCACGGACCGCCTCAGCCCACTCGACGACCAGCTGCTGGTAGCGGTCAACGTCCTCGGCCGCCAGCGAACCACCCGCCCACAGCTGGCGGATCTCGGCGTTCACGACCTCCGCGGACCGGATCATGTGCCGATCTTACGAGCCGCCACCGACACCCGGAACTGGCCGCCCGCCTTCCCACAGGGCGTCTACGTGCTGCGCGAACCGGTCGAAGAGGCCGTCGGCCTGTACCCGGCGCAGGTGCAGCATCGGCGACTCGTGCCCGAGGAGGTTCGCGATGTGCGGCGTCACCAGCATCTCGTCGTCGAAGATGAACGCACTGAGCGCGATGTGATCGTCCGAGAAGCGCGCCTCGAGGCCCGGCAGCGGGCCCATCTGCTGCAGCTGGGCCAACGTCATCCGGATGCGCGTGCCGACCGTCAGCGGGTTGTTCTCGACCTGCTCGCGCTTGCGGGTGATCTCCGACTCCGGATCTCCGACTAGGAAGCGGACCTGGACGCCGGCCTCCGCCTTGGCGCGTAGCCGCTCGGCGGCCTTCGGCTGCTCCTGCCAGATGAAGTAGTTCGTGTACCCGGCGAACACGATCCGCCGCTTCGCCCCGTCGATCAGCGACGACCACACGGTGGGCGGGCAGGTGTTCCGGTAGGCGTAGGTACCGGCGACCTCCCGGTCCGTACCGGTCTTGATCGCATCCCTGACGGCCTTCGGCCAGAGCATTTCCGCACTCACTCCCAACACCTCGGCGACCGCGGCCCGAGCCTCAGCCCGCGGCACGCGCGCCTCTGAAGCCAGCCACCTGTCGACCGTCTTCCCCGCGACGCCGACCTTACGGGCCAGGCTTGAGCGGGTCATCCCGGCCCCGCTCATGGCGTCTCTGAGTGCGACGTTCACGAATCCCCCCAGGGCGGTCTGCACGGTGTACGGCGACCGTATCCGGGGAGCGTCCCGGGTGTCCCGGAAAGGACGGTAGAAGCGTCCCCGCGGGCCGGGCAGAGTACGGGCATGAGCAAGCCGCCATCTTCTCCCCTTCCCCCGCTCCCGCCGGTCGCCGACCTGTCGGAGCAGCAAGTCCGCGGGACCGCCTGCGTGTACTGCGGCGTCCACCTCGGGCCCACGGCTGTCGATCTCGGCGAGCGTAAGGCCGGCCGGGCGGGCGACAGCGTCTCCTGGTTGCCGCGGGCCTGCCGACTGCCGCACCCCTAAGCTCCCGCCCCTCCCGCTGCGGCGGCTACGGGAGGGGCGGGTACCAGCCAAGTCCCGAGTTACTGAATGGTTGACTCCGGTTCAACTCGATCGTAGGTTCGACCCGTGACAGGGGTGACAGGCGGGACAGGGCTGGCAAAAGTTACAGATTCACACAGGGTGCGAACCCAACGTATAGATATATGCGCCACGCACCCTTCCCGTAGTGGCATATGCCAGGCAGGATGAAGACGTTCCGCGTGGCCGAAACAGGGCATGCGGGAGCTACGGCATGAGGTCCCTTGCCGGAACTCGTAGTGCGGCGGCGATACGGAAGAGGTGACTGAGCTTGAGATCGTTCTGACCAAGCTCGGCACGCTGAACCGTTGACCGGTCCACCTCGGCGCAGTGAGCCAATTCCTCTTGCGTCATTTCAGCGGCCATCCGAGCGTCGCGAATTCTCAGGCCTACCCGCCGGCGGGCATCGAGGATCCAGTCGGGTTGGTCTGCGGGACGCACCTACAAAAACTGAACCGAAGATCATCGTAAGTCAGCAGCTATCTAGCCGCTTCGCTGACTCATTCCGATTGGGCTCGGCTTAAGGCTGCCCAATCCCGGAGATGACCGTCGGCCGGCTGCGGCACCCCCCTCGGCGGCCGACCGACGGCAACACTCCCCCAAGAACGCCGAAGCCGGAGTGCAGTCCACCCCCCAAGGTGAGCACTCCGGCTTCGGCTTGTTCGAATCCCTCAACCTCCATGGGAGACACATGGGAGTTGATCATGGTGAACAACCGCGCGATACCGCTAAGAACCGCTAGGATCCGCTAGATTAAAGAGGGATCGCCGCAGGTCAAACCCGCATGTCAGCAGGTCAGGGTCAGACCTTCGGCTGCTGCTGGGTGATGCAGTGGATACCGCCAGAAGATCCCCGCTGGACGCTGCGGCCTGCGCACACCTTGATCAGTGTGCCTCAGATGGGAGAACAATGGGAGGCGCTACCTTCCTCGCCCGCTCCGTCTTCTCCCACCGCTTCTGCAGCACGTCGATGACCTGCTGCTCCATCGCAGGCGTCACGTCAGAGTAGACGCCCCGGACCCCCTGCAGAATGTGACCGAGCCTCTCCTCGATAGCCACCGCCGGCACTCCCATCTCCTCAAGCATGGGCGAGTGTGCGTGCCTCATCAGGTGGATGCGGCGGCCCGCGAACGACGGCACCTTGGGCATCTTGTCCCTGGCGTAGCGCCCAGTCCGCTGGTCAGAGCCATCTCGCACGGGCTTCCAGTAGTACGTGTGGAAGTCGGTGGTCAGCAGAGGGCCGCCGCTGATTGCCGGGAACAGCCACTCGGAATCATGACTGTCGAGCAACTGCTGATGCAGTGCTGCGAGAAAGGGTGGAATTACCAAGCTCCTCTCGGACCCGTACTTTGGAAGCGCCAGGACGGGCACGCCCTTCTCGTCCGGGCGGGCCGGGTCCTTGCGGTACTTGTGCTGCCACTGCACCCGGATGACCGGCATCGGCTTCTTGCCGCAGTAGCGCAGGAGGGCTTTCTCCCGGCGCTTTCGGTCTTCGTCACACTCGGGCCAGTTGGGGCCGACGAACTCTCGCCTAAGTCCGTACATCTCCCCTACACGCATCCCGGTGTAGGCCTTGGTCAGCATGAAGACATAGCCCGTAAGGCCCCAGACCTGGCGCGCATTGTCGGCCAGCTGATGTAGGTCTGCTGTCGGAACGGTTTCCTTCTCTTCACGCTCCGGACGCACGTACCGGCCGCGGCGCCTGTTCTCCTTGGGGACTGGAGACTCCGGGATCAGCGCCGGCTTGTGGGATGCCGCATCATCCATGATCATACAGAAGAGGACTTTGAGATCGCGCACATAGTTCGCGGAGTACTTCTCTTTGAGGCTCTTCATCCAGAGCTGGTAACCAAGCGTCGTGATTGCATTGACCGGCTCCTCGCCCCACTTGGGCAGGATCTGTGCCCTCAACCGCTTTCGATAGAGGTGCACGGACGTCGGATCCAGGTCGCGCGACTTGAGCCAGAGGTTGGCCCAATGCTTGAACAGGATCGATCCGTCGGCCTTTACGACGAGGCGCCCGTTGCGGGCGTCCGACTCGCGGTCCAGGCCGTAGTTCAGGGCCGCCTCTTCATCCCAGTCCTCGCTGGGCATGCCTGACTTGTAGCCGTAGATCTTTCTACCGGTGTCGGGGTTGACCCGCCCGGTGTCCCACTTGACGCGGAGGCTGTTGCCCCGCCATTCCGTCCATGGCATGAGGACCCCTTGCGGTGGTGTTGCGGGTTCCCGGCTGGCACCCCTGCCACCGGGTCTCCGCACCTACTGGTCAGGCGCTGCTCTGCCCCACCGGGCAGCCGCCGCATCCCTCACAGTCTCCTCCGCTACGCCTCACGGTCTCACGCATGGACTGCCGGGCGGCGGCGTCCTTCGTGATCGTGGGAGGCGCCACGCAGACCATTCTCCCATCGGCTGATCCGGACCAACCCGCAAACGTCGGTCCGATGTCCATGAGTAGCAGGTGTCTGCGCACACCGATTCCCCCCTTCCGGGACTGGGAATCCCCCAAGGTGATGCTTCGACTCTCCCACGTGTGGGGCTGGTTGGAACCTGTGTGAGCCAGATTGACTGTCACATTTTCAACATCGCGAAAGGTTGTACGACAAAGGGCTGAGTTTCAGAGGATCCCGCGCTCGCGGAGCTCCTCCATGACTCGGCGGTTCAGCTCGAGGATCTGATCCCCGGTCATGTCCCCCTTCGTCGCGAGGGCGGCGCTCTGCACGGCGTCGCCGAAGACGCGCTCGAGCTCCCGCTTGGGGATCCGGGAGATCTGGACGACCTCACCCCCCTCTTGCACAACCTCCACGGCGATGGCGTCGCCGCCTTGAAGCACCGCCACGCAGCCGCCGGACGCCCACTGGAGGGCGCGATCGACGGCCGCGTAGGTGGTGTCGCGCACCTTCAGGCCGGCTTCCACCCGCTTCCAGGTGTCCTTGCTGATACCTGCGAGCTTGGCGGCCGGCTCGATGCCCAGCCTGAGCTCCGTGCGGCGCTTGCGGACGGCTGTCGCAAGGGCCATGAGGTCGCGGTCCATAGGCACATAGTGGCAGGACCCGCTAGGACCGGCCAGGACCAGGGGGTAAAGCGGCTAGAACGCGCCGGTCTACTGCGACCACGCGCCGCGCATGCTCCCGCACCCAAGGCTACTGACGGGTACAAGCTTCCGCGAACTTCCGCTAACTTCCGCTAGACAAGGACCGCTACCTCCGGCTAGCTTTGAGGCATGGAAAGACCCCCCACCTACCAGGTGAACGGGGCAGTAATCCGCTCGGTCCGCATGCAGGCAGGACGCGGCACGAACGAAGTGGCACAGGCGGCCGGCATAAGCCAGCGCTACCTGAACCACCTCGAAAACGGCTACCGCAAGCAGATGCGACCAGCGCCTTACGTCCGGCTCCGCACAGCCCTTGGCCTTGAGCCAGACGACGAGCGCCTCCTCGATGAGGCCCCCAACGAAAGAAGGTGACATGTCCACCCGCAGGATCGACACGCAGAAGTTCCAGCCCCTCTACAACGTGAAAGAAGCCGCTGACCTGCTTCTTCGCCTGAAGGGCGAAGAACACAAGAAGGAAAGCGAGGCAGGCCAGCGCTGGCTTCGCGACGGCGTCAACCACAAGGGCTTCCCTCACTACCGCGTCGGCCGACGCCTCATGTTCACCGAGGCGGACCTGATCACGATCGTCGAGGACTTCTGCCGGGTCCCCGGCACGTACCGCCGTCCGCGGCGCACCAATCGGAAGCCGGCCACCTCCGCCGCCTAAGCGGCATGCGGCCCCGACCAGCGGGCTTCGACACACCGCCGGCCGAGGCCTCCCGATCCACCCCTCACCTGCACGCATCTGCAAGGAGAAGAGGACCCGTGAACCACATGATGCCCGATCCGGTCGTGGACCTGATCGAATCCCGCTACCCGGAGCGCATCCGCGAGGCCGCGCAGGAGATGCGCAAGACCCGCTGGCAGTTCCTGCTTCCGGAGTCGATCGAGGCCCGCGAGAAGTCGATCTCCACTATGGCACGCGCGGCGAAGGTGCTGGCGACGTACCCGCAGCCGACGGAGGTCGTCCGATGAGCGCCCGCGAAGAGCTGTTCCGGCGAGTGTCCGGAGCCTTCATCGACGACGCCAAGGCGAACGCCCTGCTCGACGCCTACCGAGCCGAGGTGCTGGCTGAGGCCGCCGATCAGATGGCCGAGCTTCTCAAGGACACCCCCGAGTACGGGCCGTGGGTCGCCGACCAGCTCCGCAACATGGCCACCGAGGCCGGTGAGTCTCGTGGCTGACACCAACCCCACGGCTCGTGACTGGCTCCTGAACTATGCCGGCGACAGCGACTGGCGTACCCAGGTCGACCGGCTGCTGGACCAGCACCGCGCCGAAGTCCTGTCCGAGGCTGCCGTGATCGCGCTCAACCTCCGCCAGTTCGAGAAGGCCTTCGGCGCCCGTGCTGGCGCGCAGATCTCCGAGAACGTCGGGATCATCCGGGTCGCCGATGAGCTGCTGCGGCTTGCGGACGGCGGTGAGTCTCGTGGCTGATGTCCTCCCAAGCAGTGTCCTCCCGGCCGACACCGCCTCCCCGGCCATCGCCGAGCTGCCCCCGGCTGGTATCGCCGGCCTGGACGTGCCGCTGCCCGTGGTCGAGGCCTCCGTTCACCTGGCCGACCTGCTGGCGCACCCGCCGCTTGGCCACGTCGAGGAGCTGCAGCCCCGCGAGTGGTACGAGGCCGTCTTTGACGACATGGCCACCGCCTACAAGGCCCGCCGCAACGCTGGAGGCCAGTCATGAACGCCCCGGCGGAGCAGCGTCTCGAGGACCGGCTGCAGGCCGCTCTGGCCGCCGAGGACAAGCACTACCAGGACGTGTTCGGCCCTCCGGAGACCTGGTCGCCGGTCATCGTCGAGCGGTACGTCACCGACTGCCACCTCGCCCGCCAGCGGGCCACGGACTGGGCGGAGGCGGCGTGATGGCCCGCATCGAGAACGTGACGTCGCCTCTGCTGTCCGACCCGCCCGTCGAGCCCGAGGCGCCGGAACGCTCCGTCGCCAAGAACTACTCCGACTCCGTCAAGTCGGGCTACGTCGAGACGCCCGACGAGTGGATGGCGCGGATCGGAGGCGGGCGATGACCGTCGACGTGCTGGAAACGGATGACCCCGAGGCGCTCGCCTTCTTTGAGGCCGCCCGCCGCTCCCTCACCCCGCAGCCTCGCCCCACCGTCGGGGCAACATCGCCTTGGATCGCGCCAGTCGCCCCGGTGCCCGACCTTTCCGACCTGACCGGCATGCCGGACGGGCCGCACCCGAACGACGTGATCGACAGCTCCTGGGTGCTGTCCACGATGCAGGCGAAGCTCGACGCACGGCGACGGCTCGCCGCGAACACGGCAGCCCGCAAGGCCGGCGAATGCCAGGCGACGGGCAGGTGGACGCGGGACTGGGATTCAAGCCGCTACGGCGCCGTCCTGTCGCTGCTCGCCGCAGCCGAACAGTCCGCGCTGGAGACTGACCGGCCGTGGCATGCCGCCCGCCTCGACGCCTACGCCGCGGCCTACGGGCTGCGCGGCTGGCACCGGTACACGGACCTCCGCGGCCGGCACGCCATCCAGGTCAACTACATCCGCACCTACGCCGACGGTGAGCGTGACCGCTACTACGTCCACGCCGCCTACCGAGCCCTCCATGGCCCGACGAACTACTGGGTGATCGACCGCGACACTCACCGCACCGCCTACCGGACGATCTCGTCCGGCGTCGCGAAGCAGTGGATCGACGAGATGGAGGCCAGCTCATGACCCTCCGCCGTATCGCCGCCCTGGACGCCCTCGCGGGTGTCGCCTCGCTCCTGCTCCTCGCCCTCGGGCGCCATCTTCAGACCGGAGGCCACCGTGGCTGACACGACCGTCCGTATCGCTCCGACTGCCGACGTGCAGCGTCTCGCTGACGCTCTGAACGCGGCCCAGCTGATCGGCATCAAGTTCAAGATCGGCCCGAACCCTCACATCCACCAGGACTCGATCACCGGCCGCTTCGTGCCGACCTTGAAGGCGCTCCCCGACGAGGACTTCCCGGCGACGTGGGAGGGCGGCCACTCACTCGTCATCGAGTACGGGGACTGCGAGTTCTACGGCCGTTGCCAGTGCGGCAAGGACCTCGGGATGCAGACCCCGAACAAGCCGCTCGACGACTTCGGAGCCAAGTGGGAGCGGCACGTCATGACGGAGGTCGGACGGTGACCATCGACACCCGCCTCGCCGAAATCCGCGTAGCCCTCGCCGCCATCCCCGCCCCGCCGTGGCTGTGGATCGGAAGCCGGGACGCGGGCGGCCCGCAGCTGGTCACCGACCACTCCGGCCGCCAGTACATCCTCTCCGCCGTCAAGCCGGTCGACTGCAAGGGCGACGAACTGTCCGACCCCTACGCCGACGTCCCGATCTACGGTGACCTGCAGTTCCGGGACCAGCGTCCCAACGAGAAGTGGGCCAGCATGCGCACCGGCAACCAACTGGCCGTGGGTCGCACGAGCTACGACCCGGACTCCATCCGAGACGTCGACAACCCGGTAGCCCGCTGGCTCAGGGACTCTCCCCAGTACGTGGCCGAGCTGCTGGCCGAGGTCGACCGGCTCCGCAAGGAGAACGCCGACCTGGAAGCCGGCCTCGGCTTGAACGAGGCGGCGTGAGCGCGACCCGCGGGGAAGGCAGCCGCCCGGCCAACGCCACCCCGCCCCGCCGCCCGATACGAGTTCTGCCGCTGCACCTCTCGCCGCTCGCCGGCCTCTGATACCCGCCGGGCCGGTCGTGCCCAGTCCGACCGCCCCGGCGCCCCAACCACTGCAGGAGCTTCCGATGCACGAGCAGCTCGCCCTGTTCCCCGACTCCGAGATCACCCTGCCGGAACTGCCGGCCACCCCGACGTTCCGCATCCTCCCCCTGCCCACCCCCACCGAGACCAACGTCCCCCAGGCCGAGACGCTGCCGTTCAGCGAGGACGCGGCCTGATGCACGTCACGATCCCCCAGCCCGAGCTTGCCGCGGCCGTCTCCTGGGCGGCCCGGCAGCTCCCCAACAAGCCGACCTACCCGGTGCTGACCGGGATGCGGCTCCAGGCTACCGACGGACGCTTGCATTTGAGCGTGTGGGACGGAACGACCGCCGCGCACGCCGAGGTCGACGCCGACGTCGCCGAGGACGGCACCGTCATCGCCCCCGGGCAGATGCTGCACCAGATCGTCGGGGCCCTCCGCAAGAGCGAGGTCACCTTCAGCGACGCCAGCGGCGAACTGGAGATCACCACCCTCGGCGCCCACTTCAGCCTGAACGTCCTCGACGGACGGGACTACCCGACCCTGCCCGCCATGCCGACCGCCCAGGGATCGGTGGAGGGCGCCGACTTCGCCGCCGCCTACAAGCGGGTCAAGGCGGCCATGGATCCGAAGGCGGAAGGCCCGGTTGCTGGCATGAGTGGCATCCGGGTCCGTATCGACGGCGACCTGCTCACCCTCACCGCCACCGACCGCTACCGGATCGCAACCGCCACCGTGCCGTGGCAGTCCGATCAGCCGGTCACCGCCATGGGAGTGATCCCCGGGAAGGCGCTCGCCGACAACGCTGCCGCCATTGACGGCCGACTGCACGTGGCCCTGCCCGCGGATGGCGCCGGCACCTGCGGCCTGGCCGGCGGCGGACGCCAGGTGTCGACGATGCTGATTGACCCGTCGCTGTTCCCGCACCGGGTCGACCAGGTGGCCAGCAAGAAGACCGGCGTCATCATCGGCCAGGCTCCCGACCTCGTCGAGGCGGCACGTGCGGCCATGGCGGTGTCCGAAGCGGGCAAGCCGCTGTGGATCAACGCCAGCGAGGTCGGGGTGACGCTGCGCGCCGGCCGCGACGCCCGCTCCGTCGTCGAGGTCGACGCCCAGTACGACGGCGCTGACGAATTCGAGGCGGCCATCAATTCCATCTACTTCCTCGACGGGCTGGCCCCCCTGTCCGGTGTCACGCACATCGACGTGTCCACGCCGAAGACCCCGGCCGTGATCTACGACCCCGGCGACGACACCTACCGGTACGTGGTCATCCCGATCCGCGACCCGCACAAGACCGCGTAGCCCACCCCACCACCGCCCCGGACGGGCACACCGCCCGCCCGGTCGGCACCCCCTACTCGAAAGGCGTCACCGTGATACCGATCTGTACCGACTGCCACGCTGAGATCCGAGGGAAACGCCGGCTGGGGCGGTGTGAAAGGTGCTACCAGCGAGACCTTGCGGCACGCAAGAGAGACGGGCTCTTCGTTCCGCCGCTCCGAAACGCCGACGGAGGAGCTCGCCTCTTTGCGCAGGTAACACCCGGCTGGGGCGGCTGTTGGATCTACACAGGCCCGACCAACGAGCAGGGATACGGAAGGGCATCGGGAAGCAGGGGGTCGGCCACCAGCGCTCACCGCCTCGCCTACGAGCTGACAAAAGGCCCCATAGCCCCTGGCATGCAGCTCGACCACACCTGCCACACAGAGGCCGCTGACTGCGCAGGAGGCGTCACCTGCCTCCACCGACGGTGCATCAATCCGGACCACCTAGAAGAAGTAACTCGCGCGGAGAACATCCGTCGGAGCAACGGCTTTTCCGGGGTCAATGCCCGCAAAACCCACTGCAAGGCAGGCCACGAGTTCACGGCCGAGACCACCCGATGGCGAACACGTACAAATCCTCCGTATCGACGCTCCCGCGAGTGCATCCCGTGCATGCGTCAAGCCAGTCGCGAATACATGCGAGCCATCCGCAACGGCTCCCGCCGCCCCCTGAAGGACTCACGATGAGTACCGAAATCGTCCGCGCCGCACCCACACCGCAGGGTCTCGACGCATCCGTCCGCTTCGCCCAACTCCTGGCCGATGCCGACCTGCTGCCGAAGCAGTTCGTCGGCAAGCCGGCCAACGTCCTCTACGCCATCGAGTACGGCCGCACCCTCGGGATCGCCCCGGTCGCCGCCATCACCGGCATCCACGTCATCGAGGGCAAGCCGTCCGCCTCCTCCGGCCTGATCGGCGGTCTTGTCCGCCAGGCCGGACACAAGCTCCGCGTCACCAGCGACGGCGCCACCAAGGCCACCGCTCAGATCATCCGCTCCGACGACCCCGAGTTCGTCTACGAGGCGACCTGGACGCTGGACCGGGCAGTCGTGGCCCGGCTCTGTGAAATCAAGGATGGCAAGCCGTGGGCCCGTGACCGCAACGGCAAGCCCACGGCGTGGGAGAAGTACCCGGCCGCGATGCTCAAGGCCCGCGCCATCACCGAAGTCGCCCGAGACGCCTGCGAAGACGTGCTCTTCGGCCTGCACTACACGCCGGAGGAACTCGGCGCTGTCGTCAACCAGGACGGGGAGCCGATCGAGGCGTCGGTTACCCAGCTCCACCGCGTCCAGCCTGGCGAGCCCGATCAGTGGGCCACCCCCGCCGCGACGGTACAGGCGGCCGTCGCCGACCTGCCGCCGGAGTCGCTGACCCCGGCAGGCCGCGACTACCTGCACGAGGCGCACAAGGCTCTCGACGCAGCCACGGTCCGCCTGATCTGGAAGGACGCGCAGACCGAGGGCGCCCGCCCCGAATACCTCGCCCAGATCGCCGAGGTGGGCAAGGGTAAGGCTGCCGCCCCCACCAAGGCGCCGGCCGAGACAGTCACCGACGCCGAGTTCGTCGACCCGGTAGCCGAGGCCGAGCAGCAGCTCCGGGCCACTGCCGCCCGCGTCGGGCTCGACACCCTCGACCAAGACTTCGAGCAGTCCTACGGCCTGCCGATTTCCGAGGCCGGCGTGCAGCAGCTCAACGAGATGAACAAGATTCTCGGCGGGGCAGCCGCATGAGCCTCAAGGATGCAGCCGCCCGCGAGGCCACGCTGAAGACCCTGCTCGACGTCATCGACGGCGAGTACAAGGCCGCCCGCGCCGAGGTCCAGACCCTCCTCGACGAGGCCGCGACGGAGACTGGCACCACGCAGATCAAGGCGATGCTGCCCGACGGCACGCCGGTGGCCACGGTCAGCATCTCCAGCGGATCCGCCGAGGCCCGGGTCACCGACCCTGAGGCGTTCACGGCCTGGGTGCTGGCCACCCATGGCAGCGAGATCGAGCGCCGGTTCGTCACCGAAGTGCGGGCCGCGTTCCAGAAGAAGCTGCTGGCCGAGCTGACCGCTACGGGCGGTACGGAGTGGGCCGACCCGGAGACGGGCGTTATCCACGACGTGCCCGGCGTGGCCATCCAGCCGGCCAGGGCCCGCACGCACAACGTCCGGTTCACAAAGACCGGCCGCGACGAGGTGATGGCGGCATGGCGTAACGGCCAGCTCGCCGGGGTCGCCCTGCCGGAGTTGGCCGCGGAGACGGAGCCGATCCGCTGCAGCCGCTGCCAGGGCGACGACGGCCCGTTCACCGACGCCGGCCTCTGCGAGGCCTGCGCCCGCCCCGTTCCGTAGCAGCACTCGGGGCCGCTCTCGCCCAAATCGGGAGCGGCCCCACCCCTCCAGTACAGCACGTGAGAGGACCATCGCCATGCCCCGTCGCCTCACCGTCGCCGAACGCCACGCCACCACCGCCAAGGACTTCCGCCTCGAGGAGATAGCCGAGCGGTCCGCCTGGGACCAGTTCCTCGTCGAGCAGGCCCTCTTCGTCACGCTCCTGACCCAGGGCACCGCATCCGCCAACGACGTCCGCGACCTCCTCCCGGAGATGGGGCACGGCTTCCTCGGCGCCGCGATCAACGCGATGCGGACCGGCGGACTGATTCAGCACACCGGGCAGACCGTCCCGTCGACGCTCGACTCCACCCACGGGCATCGGATCGCGGTCTGGGAGTTCACCGCGAAGGGTCTGGCCGTCGCCGCGAAGAGCGCCGCCGCACGCAGGGAGACGGCGGCATGACCGCCTGGGATTGGGCCCTGCTCTTCGCCTCCTGCGCCCTGATCGCGATCGTCGGCTACTGCTGCGCCCGCACCGCCGCCCAGGACGACGACCAGGCCGCCTGGCAGGAGTCGACCACGACCGCCCGCACCGAGGACGACGTCCGACGCGACCTCCGCAAAACCCGGCGGGACCTCGAACTCGCCCAGCTGTACGAAATCTGGCCCGACCCGCCCCGCGGCAAGCGCCAGATCCCCCACCAGACCCGCCGGACGGAGGACAACCAGTGACCAGCACCGTCTCCAGCTCCATCAAGGCCAGTCGCGCCATCAGCATCCGCCCCCGCGTCGCCCTGCCGATCGAGACGTACAGCAACGACATCGACTGGATCGCCGTCCAGCGAGTCATCGAGGACGACCGCCCACTGCCCGCCCTGACCCGCGAAGAACAGCGGGTCGCCGCGCTCCTCCTGACCGCGGCCGGCCGCAGCGAGAAGGACGCCGCCCGCCTGGTCGGCACACACGACCGCCAGGTAACCCGGTGGAAAGAGCAGTCCGGCGCAAAGCCCCCACGACCCTGCACGGTTGACGACTGCGACAGCCCGATCAAGGCGCTCGGACTCTGCCACCGCCACTACCGGCAGGAACAGCGCCGCCGGAACCCGCAGCCCGCCAAGTCCACCAAGTCCACCAAGACGACGTGCCGCCGCGGACACGCCTACCCCGACTGCCTCGGCTACCGGTCCAGCGGCAAGCCCTACTGCCGGCCCTGCGACCGAGCCGCTCGCAAGGCCTACCGGGAACGGGCATCAGCCGCCACCCAGACCGACATGCGGAAGGCCGCCTGATGGGCCGCCGGATCGCCACCGCGGCCTAGCCGCTTCCCCACCCGCACCAGCCAGAGAGAAGTCCCTCCCAATGGCCCGTATCCGTTCGATCAAGCCGGAGTTCTTCACCTCCCTGACGATCGCCGAGCTGCCGCTGTCCGCGCGCCTCACGTTCATCGGCTTGTGGACCTACGTCGATGACAACGGCGTCGGGCCGGCGGATGCCCGTCTCATCCGGGCCGCGATCTGGCCCCTCGAAGAGGCTCCGGACATCCTCCAGAGGACTCGCGAGGACCTCCAGAGGCTTCACGCGGCCCGACTCATCGCCCTGTACGAGGTCTCCGGACGGCCTCTCGTCGCGGTCAACAGCTGGTCCGAGCACCAGAAGGTCAGCCACCCCCGCAAGAACCGCTTCATGCGACCCGAAGAGGCCGCTGAGCTGGCCAAATACCCGACTCCGGAGGACTTCCAGAGCCCTCCGGAGGATTACCAGAGTCCTCCGGAGACCCTCCGCCCTGAGCAGGGAGCAGGGAGCAGGGAGCAGGGAGCAGGGAATAGAGGCGACGCGGAGCCTCCGGCATCCGCTGACGACCCTCCCCGAGCCGACGTCGAACGCGTCTGCCGACACCTGGCCGACGTACTCGAGAAGAGCGGCAGCAAGAGGCCGATGATCACGGCGAAGTGGCGCAACGACACCCGCCTGCTGCTCGACCGGGACGGCGTCACCACAGAGCAGGCCCTGGCTGCCATCGACTGGGCCCACGCGGACAGCTTCTGGACGGCCCACATCCTCAGCCCCGGCAAGCTCCGCGCCAAATACGAAACCCTCCGCCGCCAGGCGATGAACGGCGGCCGGAAGCACGCCGCCGGCCCCCAGACCACCGAACGCAACCTCACCGACGAGGAGATCGAAGATGCCTCCCACTTCGCCTGACGAGAACCCCAGGAGCTCCGGCTCTTGGCGCGAAGAGCGCCGCCACGAAGCCGTCGCCGCGTTCGCTGCCCGCATCCCGGCTCTGTACGCCGAGGAGATTCAGCTACACGACGACGTGGTCAGCTGGGCCGACCGTGCGGCCGAGGCGCCCACTAGCCTCTTCGTCTGGGGCCCGATCGGCGTCGGCAAGACCCACGCTGCATGGCAGGCGGCGCGCCGATGGGTCGGTGCCCAGTTCGCCGATGCCTACCGCGGGACACCCGTCGTCCAGACCTGGCGCTCCACCGCCCTCTTCGACGCCCTCCGCCCCGACAGCGAGGGCGGCACCCCGAAGAAGCTCATGCGGGAACTGCAGACTGCGGACCTCCTGCTCATCGATGACCTCGCCGCCGCCCGCGTCTCCCCGTCCGGCTGGACCCAGGAACGCCTGTACGAGATCTTCGACGAGCGCTACATCAACCGCCGTCCCGTCCTGGTCACCAGCGACGTGAAACCGAACCAGATCAGCCACATCGTCGGCGAGCGCGTCACCTCCCGAGCCGCCGAGATCTTCCGCGGCGGAGTCGTCCACCTCGCCGGCCGCGACCGTCGCCAGGGCGGTGCCTCGTGAACGACGACATGTGGGACGGAGCCCCCGAGGCCCAAGACAAGACGTCCTTCGGGGACATCGACGCCGAGAAGGTCCTCGCCGCGACCGCCATGGCCCGGCCTGACGTCGTGGACGAGCTCGCCATGCAGGGCTTCGACCCGGCCGACTTCACCCGCGACCAGTACCGGTGGGTCTGGTACGCCGTCGAGGAACTCCGCGCCAGCTTCAAGGGCGGCGAGATCCGCTACATCGCCGTCGACCGGCAGCTGCAGGCCTGGAAGGCCGACGGCCGCATCCCCACCGTCCCGCTCAACCAGGACCAGCTGACCGAGCTGTACGCCCACGCCCAGCACGGATCCGCCGACTGGTACGCCGCCCGAATCACCGAAAAGGCCGTCGCCCGCCGCCTCGCCGCCGTCGGCGTGGACGCCGAACTCCGTGCCCGCTCGGCAACCTTCAACCCCGACGAGGACGTGGCCGTCATCCAGGCCGCCCTCGACGGCGTCGTCCGCACCAGCGCCGAGGACGAGACCTGCCTCGTCGGGACCCTCCTCGAGGAAGTGCTCACTGAGGCGACGACCCCGCCCACCAACGACAACCGCATCCCGACCGGCTTCACGGACCTCGACAACCTGCTCGCCGGCGGATTCGCCCCCGGCCAGCTCATCGTCATCGGCGCCCGGCCAGCCATGGGCAAGACCACCGGCGCTCTCGGGTTCGCCAGGGCCGCGGCAATCCAGCACGGCATCCCGACCCTCTTCGAGTCCCTGGAGATGAGCCGCCAGGAGCTCGGCCGCAGCATCGTCTCCGCCGAGGCCCGCGTGGCCCTGCACCACATGAAGCTCGGCATCGCCACCGACGACGACATCCAGCGCATCGCCCGCCGGACGCCCGACATTGCCGCCGCGCCGCTGTACATCAACGACGGCGCCACCCTGTCGGTGCCGATGCTCCGGGCTCGGGTCCGCAACCTGGTCCGCACTGCCGGCCTGCGGCTCGTGATCGTGGACTACCTGCAGCTGATGCAGGCACCCAAGGCCGAGTCCCGTCAGGTCGCCGTCTCTGAGATGTCCCGCCAGCTGAAGCTCCTCGCCAAGGAGTTCCAGATCACCGTCGTTGTCCTGGCCCAGCTCAACCGCGGGCCTGAGCAGCGGCAGGAGAAGCTCCCGCAGGTCTCCGACCTCCGCGAGTCCGGCTCCATCGAGCAGGACGCCGACATCGTGATCCTGCTGCACAGGCCGGATGCCTACGAGAAGGAATCCCCGAGGGCCGGCGAGGCCGACTTCATCGTCGGCAAGCACCGCGGCGGCCCGACGGCCACGATCACGACCGCCTTCCAGGGCCACTACGCCCGGTTCGTGGATATGGCGAACACGTGACCGACCTGACGCCCGAGGACATCACCGCCGCCCGCGCCGAGGGTGACCTTGTCGCCCTGCTCCTCATGGCCGCCGGTCTCACGCCCAAGGCCCCCCGGCAGCGGAGCGCCGAACCGGCGCCGGAACTCGACCAGGTCCACATCGCCCGCCCCGGCGCCTGGCCCACCGGCGCCAGCCGGCCCGCTCCGATCGCCGCACCGTCCGGCCCGCAGATCGATGCGGCCCTTACCGACTACCGGCGGTGGCTCGTCGCCGACCGGCCCCACGCCACCACCAAATGCCCCTGCCCCGGCTGCACCCCCGGAGGGATCACATGACCGCGGAGTTCACCGACAGCTGCCCCAACTGCCTCGAGCGGGACATAGAGCCCGTCCTGGAACGGCGCCGCGGCCAGAGCACCCGCCACGGCTACCAGTGCCCCCGCTGTCGTCAGCAGTGGATCACCGAGCGGATCGACAGCGCCTACCCCAACCGCAAGCGCGCCGCGTGACCCGCCGTCAGGCATCACGCCGACCCCGAAAGGCAACCCCATGACCGA